AGCGGCCAAGATCGCGCCACGGTTCCAGGGTCGATGAGGGCGGTGGGGGCCTACGCTCCCGGAGGGCCGATGCAGAACCGTTACCCCAGGTCAGCCAAGGGATTCCCGCACCAGAGGCTTGCCCGCAATGGCATCGGCGACGTGCTCAGGAGTGAGGGCATCCGACCCGTACACAGCGGCGAACGCCTGGAGCGCGCCAAGGGGCGTCGAGGGGTCAGCAGGGCCATCCACGATGGTGGTGCCGGTGACGAGCTGGGCGAATGCCAGCCCTACCTCGTAGTCGTCCTGAGCGCTCATGGAGCGATCCTAGCCCCTAAGCCTCACTGGGCGGCCTCCCGGCCGCCACAGAGCCGTACGTCGTCTTCGACAGGTGCCGCCCGACAGGGCGGCCACAGCCGCCCACTCTTGCAGCACACCGCCGTCGCCCCCCCCCTTCGGGTCGCCGTCGAGACTCACTGTGCAAGTGTGACAGCCGTCACACGAAGAGGTGTGCAACTTATGGGCCTCACGCTTCGTACTAATTATGTAGAGGTTAAGCGTCAAGCCGCTTGGGGCTCTGTCGAGCCCCACTTCGCGAAGACGACTTGGTCTCTACGAAGTACAAGTACAAGTACAAGTCTTGCCCTCGGGTCGATCGCTTCGAGCAGCTTGCTTCTCAGCAAGGACATCGTCGGGGGCGTGAACGTCGGGGGTGATCGAGTGGCTGCATGGTCTGGATCGGATCGTCAGCAGAGACTCCCCCAGAACTGGGCTCAGATCCGGCGTCGCATCCTGCGACGCGACGGCAACCGCTGCGTGTGGGTGCACGAGGGCAAGCGCTGTGAAGAGGTGGCGACGGAGGTCGACCACATCATCGCGGGCGACAACCACGACGACTCGAACCTTCGGTCGTTGTGCTCCTGGCACCACCAGCGGAAGTCCTCCTCGGAGGGCCGAGCAGCCCAGCTCGCCAAGCGTCGGCAGATCGAGAAGAGGTTCCGGCGCAACGAGTCCCATCCGGGGCTCCTCTGATCGTGAGCGGTAGGACTGCGCGGGACAACCGGCCCCCACACTGACTCGGCCCGAGTTCGATCCCAGACCTCCTACCGCTCATCGCACGTCGGTGGCTCCCCGTCCTCCTCTCCGGGTCGAGCCCCGATCGGCGCTCCAGGGTCCTCCTCTCCCCTGTTGAGCGCCCAGCCCCCAGGTACTCGCTACCACCTGGGGGCTCAGACTTCCCGCGCGCCGCGACCAGAGATGGGGAAGCGCGCGGGTTGCACCATCCGCCTACGAAGGGAGATCACCACCCAGTGGCAGTGTTCAAGCAGGTTCCGGCAAGCGCTTCTGCGTTCACGCTCGCGTTCACGAACGACGAGAAGCGGCCGGTCAAGGCCACCGTCCTCACGACTGATGGCCTGAACAACTACGTCAGTCTGGCGTCTTCCGCTACTCCCCCGAGCGATGGCTCCGCGTTCATCCGAGAAGGCATCACTTCCCCCATCACCTTCGAGGTGCTGGCGGGCGAGTCGGTGTACTCCAAGGGTGATGGATTCAGCGTCATCCTCGGCTGACCAAGGAGGTGATCTCGTGCCCTGCGGCACGATCTGTCCTGGTGGTCCCTGTGCTGGCTGTCCCCTCGCGGGACTCCGGTGACCATCTGGTCCTGGCTCTGGGTCTTCTGGCTCGGAGCCTTCGTTGTCATCGAGGGTGTTGCTCTGGTCCGCAAGGACGAGGGTGACACCCTCAGCGAGCACGTCTGGAAGTGGTTCCACACCAAGCAGGGTCAGAAGTGGGACAAGACCACGCGACTGCGTCGGTTCGTCCTCCTGGCCTTCATGGCGTGGCTCGCAGTCCACTTCCTCACTGGAGGTCTCTTCTGACCCGCGTGCTCTACTTCAGCTCGCCGATGTGCCGACCCTGTCGGTCGTTCGGCCCGCTCCTCACGAAGGAGCTGGAGGCTCGTGACATCGAGCCCGAGCGCATCGACGTAACCACCGAGGCTGGCCTTGCGCTGGCCGACGAGTACAGCGTCATCGCCGTTCCGACCGTCGTCATCGAGAACGACGGCAAGGAGGTGCGCCGCTTCGGCGTACTCCTCGGCGATCCGCTGCTGGACGCGCTCGGCGTCCTCGACTGAAGGAGGTGAGCCAGTGCCTGGCCCCGTACCCAACCGAGAGTCAGACCTGGCTCGCCCCCGCTCCCGCAAGGGCGGGGATGTTCAAGAGGTCACCAAGGGCGAGATGCGACCGGTCAAGATCCCGAATGCGGATCGCGACTGGCATCCCATCGCACGTCGCCTCTGGGACTCCTTGAAGACTTCCGGCCAAGCGGACTTCTACCAGAACTCCGACTGGGCCTTCGCCTTCTCGCTGTGCGAAGACCTCTCGCACTACAAGAAGTCCGGCAAGCGGTCCGGCCAGATGCTCCAGACCATCTACTCCGCGTTCGAGCGACTGCTCGTCGCCGAGGGAGACCGCCGCCGCGTACGCATCGAACTGCATGAGCCCGAGCCTGAGACGACGCCTGCGTCCGTCCTGGCCATCGCCGACTACCGACAGGAGCTGGGGCTCGACTGACCCCGTAGGGACGGTGAGCCTTGACTCCCCAAGCTGGCTTGACCCTGGAAGAGATCGAGGCCCTGGAGCCCGACTTCCTCGGTCCCACATGGCAGAAGGACGCCTTCGGGCAATGGGTCCTTCCGAAGCACACGCTCGGCTGGCAGATCGCTGGCTGGTGCGCCCAGTGGCTCCGCGCTGAAGACGGCGGCCCCTGGAAGTTCACGAAGGAACAGCTTCGCTTCGTCCTCCACTGGTACGCCGTGGACGAGACGGGGCGCTTCACCGCCCGCAAGGGCGTGCTCCAGCGCCTGAAGGGCTGGGGCAAGGACCCGCTTCTCGCGGTCCTCTGCCTGGTCGAGCTGGTTGGCCCCTCGCGCTTCTCCCACTGGGACGAGAACGGGGAGCCGGTCGGCGAGCCTCACCCGCAGGCGTGGGTTCAGGTCACGGCCGTCAACCAGTCGCAGACCACGAACACCATGTCGCTCATCCCGTCCCTCATGTCGGACGCCTTCAAGGCGCACTTCGACATCAAGGACGGCGCGGTGCTCATCCGGGCCAGTGGTGGCAAGCAGCGCCTCGAAGCAGTGACCTCGTCGTACCGAGCCCTGGAGGGCAAGCGGACGACGTTCACCCTGCTCAACGAGACGCACCACTGGGTGTCCGGCAACAACGGCCACAAGATGTACGAGACGATCGACGGTAACGCGACCAAGAAGGACTCGCGCTACCTGGCGATCACGAACGCCTACCTGCCCGGCGAAGACTCTGTCGCCGAGCGGATGCGCGAGTCGTACATGAAGATCGCCGAAGGCCGCGCGATGGACGTGGGCTTCCTCTACGACTCCGTCGAGGCGCACGCCAAGACGCCCCTCACGCCTGATGCCCTGCGCATCGTCATCCCGAAGATCCGGGGTGACGCCATCTGGCTGAACGTCGACTCGATCATCCAGTCCGTTCTGGACACGACGATCGCGCCGTCGCGCTCACGCCGGATGTGGCTCAACCAGATCGTCGCCGAGGAAGACGCCCTCTACGGCCCTGCCGAGTGGGACGTTCTCCGGAACGAGGCACTGACCCTTCAGCCGGGTGACGAGATCGTCCTCGGCTTCGACGGTGGCAAGACCCACGACGCGACCGCCCTTGTGGCGATCCGCGTCCGGGACATGGCCGCCTTCTTGCTGGGTCTCTGGGAGAAGCCAGACGGACCCCAGGGCGAGAACTGGGAGGTCCCTCGCTGGGAGGTCGACTCCGAGGTGCACAGCGCCTTCAAGCAGTTCAAGGTCCAGGCGTTCTACGCCGACGTTGCGCTGTGGGAGTCGTACATCTCCGAGTGGTCGGAGACCTACGGTGACGGCCTGGCGGTGAAGTCGCCGGTCGGTCGCGATGCGATCGGCTTCGACATGCGCTCCTCGCTGAAGCTCGTGACCATGGCGCACGAGCGCCTGATGCGGACCATCTTCGACAAGAAGCTCGCCCACGATGGCGACCGCTCCCTGCGTCGCCACGCGCTCAACGCGCGTCGGCGGACGAACAACTACGGCGTCTCCTTCGGCAAGGAGTCCAGAGAGTCGCCTCGCAAGGTCGACGCCTACGCGGCGCTGATGCTTGCGCACGAAGCCCTGTACGACCTCCGAGCGCGAGGGAAGAAGCAGAAGGCCCGTTCGGGTCGCGGCTACTTCCTGTGACGTGTGCAACTTGAACCGAAGGGACGGTGAGCGTGGCAGACACCTCGCCTGCATCGTTGGCGAAGCAGCTCCTGTCCATCTTGGACAGGGACGGCGCACGCCTCGAACGCATCGACAACTACCTGCACGGCAAGCATGACGACCCGTACATGCCGCCGCAGGCCGATGACGAGTACAAGCTCCTGGCCAAGCGAGCCGTGTCCAACTGGACGCCGCTCCTGGTCAACACACCGGCTCAGGCTCTCTACGTGGACGGCTTCCGGCCCAGCTCGACCGGTGGCACGCTCCCCCGAGCGGCCCAGTCCGACTCCCCCGAGTGGGAGCACTGGCAGCGTTCCCGGCTCGACGCCCGACAGGCTGCGGTCTACAAGGGCGCGCTGACCTACGGCCACGCCTTCACCGTGACGGAGAAGGACAAGAAGGGCAACGTCGTGACGAAGGGCCTCAGCCCGCGTCGCACCGCTGCTCTCTTCGAGGACCCGGCGAACGACGACACCCCGTACGCGGCGCTGACCGTGACCGTCTGGCCCAAGGGCGAGGCGGTCGGCAAGGCCCGCATGTGGGACGGCTCGAACGAGTACGCCGTCACCTTCAAGTCGCTCGGCGACGACGAGGGTGTTCGCGTGGCTGGCAAGGCCAAGCGCCACGGCGCGAGCGAGTGTCCGGTCACCCGGTTCGCTGCGTCGGTCGACCTCGACGGTCGCACCATCGGCGTGATCGAGCCGATGATCCCGCTCCAGAACCGCATCAACCAGTCGGTCTTCGACCTGCTGGTCGCTCAGACCTACACCTCGCACGAGGTCCGGTACGCGACCGGCATGGCTCCTCCGATCCAGCGTGACCCCGAGACGGGCGATCCGATCCTGGACGAGAACGGCCAGCCGAAGCCGATCCCCATGAACCACAACGCTCGTCGCTTCCTGTTCGCCGAGGACCCGGACGTGAAGTTCGGCTCCCTGCCGGGAGGCCCGATCGGCTCGCTCATCGACTCGATCGACATGAGCATCCGGCACCTTGCGGCCGTGTCCCAGACACCGCCTCACCACCTGCTCGGACAGATCGCCAACCTGTCCGCCGAAGCTCTGCTCGCCGCCGAGACCGCGCTGTCGCGCAAGATCGCGGAGTTCCGAGCCATCTTCGGCGAGTCCTGGGAGCGAGTCTTCCGGCTGGCTGCTGAGCTGTCTGGCTCGACTGCCTCTGCCGATGACTTCATGGGCGAGGTCATCTGGCGCGACATGGAGTCGCGCTCCCTCGCTCAGGCGGCTGACGCTCTGGGCAAGCTGAAGGAACAGCTCGGCATCCCGGCCAAGGGCCTCTGGAAGCGTGTACCTGGCGTCACGCAGACGGAGTTCGAGGACTGGGAAGAACTCGCCGAGGACGAAGACGCTCAGCTCGCTCTCGCTCAGTCCATCCGACGCGCCACCCCCGAGCCGGTCACCCCGGTTGAGGATGAGGTGGTCGCCGCGTGACGACGCCCGCTCGGCAGAAGGAAGCCGACGAGGCGTCTGTCGCCTTCCACGTGGCGCTGACCCAGATCGGTGTCGGCACAGTGGAAGACGCACTGAAGCTGTGGTCCGAGGTCCCGCCTACTGCGCGGGCCTCGACCGCATCGAGCTGGCTCCGCAAGGCCGTGCACCTGGTGATGACCAGGCGCTCTCGGTCTCGCGAGCTGGCTCGGGCGTACTACCGCCTGGTCCGCGCACTGCGGACTGGGACGACCGTCGCCGATCCTCGCAAGCCCGAGCCCAGGTACATCACGCTCGACACCTTGCGTCGCGAGTTCGCCGCTCTCACCGGAGGGGCTGAGCAGCCCCAGGAGGGCCGTTCAGAGTCCTCCACGACCGAGAGTCCGGACTCGCCCCAGCAGCCTGCTGACGCCCCGCCCAGTGGCGCGGACGAGCCGACTGACGCTCCTGCGGAAGAAGAGTCCGAGGACGCAGAGGCCGATCGCATCCTGGTCGAGGAGCTGGCCGGGCTGAAGGAGGAAGAGGACCGGATCGAACGCGAGGCGCAGGCCGAGCTGGAGGACGCACTCCAGAACCTTGGCCCCGCGAACCTCGACAAGAAGCTCGACAGCATCGACACCGACGCACCGGCCAAGGACGTGGACAGGCTCCGCGACGAGGCCCACGCGCAGGCTGGTGCCCGTCAAGCTGCCGCAGCAGAGCGCGTGACCATGAACGGCGCACGCTCGACGGTCTGGAACCACGCCAACCGCGACAGGCGCGCGATCGGCTACATCCGCTTGTCGCGCACCGGAACCCCGTGTGGGTGGTGCGCGATGTTGATCTCTCGTGGTCCCGTCTACCGCTCCGAGAGGAGCGCTGAGTACGCCGACGGCGACAAGTACCACGACAACTGCCACTGCTACGCCGAGCCCGTGTTCTCGCGCGAGCAGTACCGCAACTCCTCTCTGTACGAGCTGAACCGCAAGTACGAGGAGCTGTGGCCCCAGGTGACGAAGGGGCTGTCTGGCAAGGCAGCCGTCTCCGCCTGGCGTCGGTTCATCCGAACCGAGCAGAAGGCCGCTGCCCAGGAGGCACGGCGCAAGTCCACTACGAACGTCCAGGAGGCGTAACCCGTGAGCACCCCGACCGAGACCCCGAACCCCGAGTCCACCGTCGTCACCGAGGAGAAGCCCTCCGAGGAGACCCCGGAGACGCCGACCGAGGAGACCGAGTCCACCGAGGAGAAGCCGGAAGGCGAGACCGAGGAGAAGGACCCCGAGGCCGAGCTGCCGGACTGGGCACGCAAGGAGCTGACCAAGACTCGCGGTGAGGCCGCGAACTACCGGGTCAAGCTGCGCGAGGCCGAGGGTGCACTGAAGAACGCCAAGACCGTCGAGGAGTACGAGGCTGCCACCGCGCAGCTCTCGGACAAGATCGCCGAGCTGGAGACCCAGCTCATCCGCGAGAAGGTCGCTCGGAAGTACGAGCTGCCCGACGAGCTGGCTGCCCGTCTTCAGGGTGCCGACGAGGCTGCCCTCGAAGCGGACGCGAAGGCCCTCCAGAAGTTCGTGACCCCCGCCGTGCCTGAGTCCCTGGGTGGTGGCCTCACCCCGGATGACGGCGAGGACGACTTCGACCCGGTCAAGGCCGTGGCGAACTACCGCCGCTCCCGCTACTGACCGGATCTTCCCTCCGCCGCGTGTGCAACCTGCGCACGTTCTGCCAAGACATCACAAGGAGTAACCCACAGTGACGCACTCCGTCATCAAGCCCGAGAAGATCGCCGCGACTGCGGCCGTCGCTCTGGAGCAGTCCCTCGTCGTTCCCGCCCTCTTCCAGCGCGAGGGCATCGACCAGTTCAAGGGTGCCAAGGACGACACCATCAACGTCAAGGTCGAGGGCGTCCTGCCCTTCCGGACCTACGACTGGCGCTCTGGCCAGGTCGGTACCCCGAACGCCAACGGCGGGGTCCGCAAGGCCATCGAGTTCGATGAGTACACCGAGAAGACCGTCGCGGTCTCCTTCGGCGGCAACATCTACTCGGCCGTCGCCCTGACCGACGAGCAGCGCGACTTCGACCTGAACGGCTGGGCGAAGCTCGTCTCCAAGCAGACCGAGGCGATCAGCCGTGGCCTGGAGCGCGGCGCTGTCGACCACCTGCTCGCGCAGAACTACTCCGTCACCCTCGGTGGTGCGGTCGCCAGCCGTGTGAACAACCTGCGTGCCACTCTGATCCGCGCCCGCGACGTGCTCAACAAGTTCCGCGTCCCGGCCGAGGGCCGCGTGCTCCTGGTCGGCTCGGACTGGGAGGTCGCCCTCCTCTCCGACGAGAAGCTGAACCTGGCTGGCAACGTCGGTGAGGCCGAGGCTGTCGCCGCGCTGCGCGAGGCCACCATCGGTCGCCGCTTCGGCTTCGACATCGTGGTCTCCCAGGAGATCCCCGCCGACGCCGCGTTCGCGCTGCACCGCTCGGCGTTCATCTTCGCGACCGGTGCCCCGACCGTCCCTGCGTCTGTGACCGGTGGCTCCGCCTCCGCGAACGGTGTGGCCGTTCGCTGGCTCCAGGACTACGACGCCATGCACCTCACGGACCGCTCGGTGATCAACACCTACAAGGGCTTCCGCGAGGTCAGGGACCAGCTCATCGGCATCGACGGTGTGACTGGCCAGGCGTTCGTCTCCGAGTACGAGCACTTCGTCCGCGCGATCAAGCTCGACCTCGACGCGACGGTCGACGTGCTGCCCGACCCGGACGGCCCGGACGCCGCGCAGGTCGAGCTGGCCGCGATCACCGGCGTCAAGGGTGCCGCTGACGGCGCTGGCGTCTGATCGACCCGCTGAGTGAGGGGGCTGCCTTCGGGTGGCCCCCTCCTCGCCCCTTCAGCAAGGAGTACACACATGGCCTACGCCACGCTTGACGAGCTGAAGGGTCGGCTCGACTGGACCCTCGACCCGGACGAGGAGCGCATCGCAACAAGCGCGCTCGAAGACGCCTCCGACCTGGCTGCCTACCACGGCAGCAACTGGGCGGAAGGGTCGGCCCCTCGCCTGGTTCGCACCCTGGTCCTGAAGGCATCGGCTCGGTACATGCGGAACCCTGGTGGGTACACGCAGTCCCGCGCTGGTGACGAGACCCTGGGCTGGAACGACTCTGCTGGCGAGAACGCTGGCACCGTCTACTTCACCGACGAGGAGATCAAGCTCCTCGGCTCTCTGGGCGGCAAGAACCCCGGCATCTACTCCGTCGAGGTCACCGCCTGGAACTCCCGCATCCGTCCTTCCACCGGCTACGTCCCGGTCGACAACGGGGGCTCCGACTACCCCTTCTTCGCTGAGGGGTACGAGTGAGCGTTCAGCGTCGGCGCGGCATGACCGCGCGCATCTGGAAGACGACGAAGGTCATCGACAACCGTGGCAACGATGTGCATGTTGCGCACAACGATGGCCCCCACGAAGTGCGCGCCGCGTTCATCCCGCAGCGCTCCGCCAAGGCCGAGGTGCCTGGCCAGATGCAGATCAACATCACCCGGATGATCGTCGCCGCCGACCTCGAAGGCGTCGAGCTGTGGTCGCGCGTCGAGTGGAACGGCAAGCAGTGGGACATCGTCACGCCGCCCGCCTACCACCACGGCACACGTCACACACGCCACTGGTCCATCGACATCCGAGAGAGGCCCTGATGGCGAAGATCTACTCGCGCGTCGGTGGACGCGACCTCGAACAGTTCATCGCTCTGACCGACGTGGTTCAGGACGAGCTGGACAACCGAACCTTCGAGATCGCGGTCCGAGCTGAGGGCTACCTCGCTGAGACGCGACTCGACAAGAGCAACGGCGGCGACTCCTTCATCGACGTGGAGCGCGGCAAGGTCGACCGCTACGTCGTGCTGAGCGACGAGCGCGGCCAGAACGCTGCGCTGTCCATCGAGTACGGCCGTGCCGCAGGCGAGTACGAGACCAGGGACAAGAAGACCGGCGAGACCATCACCGTCCAGTACGGCGAGATGGAAGGTCTCTACATCCTGGCCCGCGCCTCGAACCTGCCCAAGAAGCGGAAGGGCAAGGTGCAGCTCGACTGATGGCTGGACTCCCCGCAGAGATCAAGGCTCTCGCGGAGCTGAGCCCGGTCGAAGACCTGCTCCTCGTCGTCCTCCGGGACGGCCTTCCTGGCATCCAGGTCAAGACGCTCATCTCCGCCGACCAGACGTTCCCGCTGGTCCTCATCCGCCGTAACCCCTCCTTCGGAGAGTGGTCCGGCGACACACGCTTCACCGACTCCGCGCAGGTGTCTGTTCAGACCTTCTGCGAGGACCCGAACGGTGACGAGGACGCGGCCATCCTCGCTGAGGCGTGCCGTGTAGTCCTCCGCGACGCCTGGCTCAGCCAGAAGGTCGTGCCCGGCAGAGGTCACTTCATCGACGTGCAGATGACCTCCGCTCCTCGACGGGTCACGGACTGGGCGACGGCCGCTGGCCCCGTGCAGTACGCGGACCTCCCGACCGGTGTGTGGCGCTACGAGACGGTCTACCAGATCGACATCCGCAAGCCACGAACCCGGCCCTTCCCCATCCCGAACCCCTGACAAGGAGTAACCCTTCGTGGCACTGAACGATGCCGCCACTCTTGTCGTCGGAAGCGGCAACTACCTGACCGCTCCGACCGGCACGGCGATCCCCGGCGACCTGCTCGCACCGGCTTCCCCCTGGGAGGCTGTCGGCCACACCTCGCTGGAGGAGATCTTCTCGATCGCCTCCGAGGGTGGCGAGGCGACCGTCCTCGGCACGCTCCAGAACAAGAACCTCCGGACGAAGTACAGCGCCCGGACCGAGACCATGACGTTCACGCTCCAGCAGTTCGACGTGGACGGCCTGAAGCTCTACTACGGCGCGAACGCTCCGGTCCTGGCTGACGGTACGGTCGGTGTCCCCTCGGACCCGCAGCCGACCGTGTGCGCGTTCCTCGCGATCTTCGTGGACGGCGACAACCACTTCGCCTTCTACGCCCCGAAGGCCGAGATCTACCGCGCCGACGACCTGGCCCTCTCGGACACCGAGTCCCTGGCCGGTCTGCCGCTCGGCGTCAAGCCGATGACCCACAACACCAACACCTGGACCTACGCGATCACTCCGCTGGGTGGCGACGTGATCGCCGCGTCCGGCGCGACCGCTGGCGCTCCGGGTTCGTGGCTGCCTTCGGGCGCTGTCGCCCCGGCCAACCTGGCTGCGCTCCAGGGCTCCTCGGTCACGCCGAGCCCGGACGCGACCGCCTGGACCACGGGCCAGTACGTCGACCTCGGCGACGGCTCCGACGCCTACTGGGACGGCGACTCCTGGGCTTCCGGCCAGGCCGTCTGAGCCTGATCCCAGCCTGACCACCCCGCGCGTGAGTGATGCGGACCTCTCACGCGCGGGGTTCATCCCCCTCTTCAGTCCGCATCCGCTTCATCCCACCGACCACAGGAGGTCCGCAACCCCATGGCCAGCTACTCGCTCGACAGCATCCGTGAAGCCGCAGAGGCGAAGTACGGTTCGACCGACATCGACCTGGGCAACGGCGTCGTCCGTCTGCTCAACCCGCTCCGCCTGCCGAAGACCAAGCGAGACGAACTCGCGAAGCTCCAGGACCGGATGGACGAGGAGGGTGCCGACCAGGAGACCGTCATCTCTGACGCGATCCTGCTCGTCGCCGAGTCCGAGACCAAGGGCAGGGCGCTGCTGAAGGCTGTGGGTGGAGACCTCGCGGTCCTCGCTCAGATCTTCGAGACCTACGGCAAGGGCACCCAGGCGGGGGAAGCCTGAGCCTCGCCCGGCTCGTAGACGACTACGGAGAAGGGCTCTACCCCGACCTGCGCTTCTACTACGGCATCGACCTTGCCGATGTGATCGCGGGTCGGGGTCCTTCTCCGTCTCTCGTCATCCTGTTGGTGCAGAGGCTCCCTGACACTTCGCTCACCGCCGCTCTCGCGTCGGGCGGTCGGGAGCAGTTCGGCTGGGGTGTGGACCGCCACATGACCGCCGACCTCTTCGACGCACTGAACCAGAACACCAGGGCAACCGGGAACTGGGGCAAGAAGGGAGCACCCAAGCTCCCCGAGTACCCCCGGCCCAAGGTCAAGAAGTCCAAGACGGACCGACCGAAGAAGAAGGTCAGGGTCGCTGACCTGTTCAACCAACTCTCCCGGAGGTAGTCCATGCCCGGTAGTCCCGGAGGGCAGTCGATCGGCCGCGTGTCGGTCAAGGTTCTCCCCGACACGAGCCGCTTCAAGCGAGACGCCGAGAAGGCGCTCGACCGGATCGAGAAGACTCTCGAACCGATCAAGATCAGCACCAAGATCGACATGTCTGGTGCGAGCCGCGAGTTCCTGACGGAGCTGCGGAAGATCAACCAGCGGAACCGGCAGTCGGACTCGCGCAAGATCAGGTTCCACACCACCATCTCCAAGGACGGCATGACCGAGGCTGTGTCTCGGGCCGTGCGCCAGATCCAGGAGAAGGCCGACCAGCGGAAGATCAAGCTCACCCTCGACGGCGTTGACGTCAAGTCGGATGTGCAACTCGAACTGAACCGCCAGTCGGCCGACCGCGTGAAGGATCAGATCAAGGACTGGGCTGACGACATCAGCCCGATCAAGATCCCGGTCGAGCCCGACTGGAGTGCTACCGGCGCACGCATCACAGCGGGTCGCCTCGCGGTCCTGACCCGGCCGCGCACCGTGTCGATCATCCCGAAGCTCAACGAGGCCGCGCTCGTCAAGGTGGGCACCGCACTCGCGGCGCTCTCCGGGATGCGCGTGATCAACAACATGTTCGAGAAGTTCGGGAACATCCTGAAGAACCTCGACAAGAACGTGCCGATCATCGGCACCATCGCGACCGCCATCGCGGGTCTGACCTCGGGCGCTCTGTCCCTGACATCGAACCTCTTCGCGCTGTCCGCTGGCCTGGCCCAGATCGGAGCAACGGCTCTGACGCTGCCTGGCATCCTGGGCGGCTTCGCGGTTGGCATCGGCGTCACCGTGGCTGCGCTGAAGGACTTCAACACGCAGGTCCCGCAGGTCAAGAAGGCGCTGTCCGACATGCAGAACTCGATCAGCGCGAAGTTCTGGGATGAGGCCCGACAGCCCATCTCGGACCTGGTCGACAACCTGCTCCCCCGCTTCGCCAAGGGCTTCGACGCCACGGCCACCGCGTCCGGCAAGTTCTTCGGGCAGTTCGCTACCGACCTCACGGCGGCGCTCAACCCCGAGATCGTGGACACGATGTTCGGCTACCTGAACCAGTCGATCGCGACTGCGACGGGCGGCACGAAGGTCTTCTCCTCGATCATCGCTCAGCTCGGCGAGGTCGGCACCAGCTACCTGCCTGACCTGGCTGGTTGGTTCGTCAAGATCTCGGGCCAGTTCGATGACTGGCTGAAGAAGAAGGGCCAGCTCGGACTCCGCGCTGAGATCGACCAGGGCATCGAAGCCCTCCAGGATCTCGGCGGCATCCTGAAGGAGACGGTCGGCATCCTCGGTGGTGTTGCTCGCGCAGCCGAAGCGGCGGGTGGCTCCTCGCTCGACGTGCTCCGCAACTCCCTCGCCAAGATCCACGCCATCGTGGACAGCGAGCCCTTCCAGAACGGCCTCATCGGCGTGTTCAAGGGTGCGCACCAGGCGATGGCGAACCTCGCCGCAGGCGCTGGTCCGGCCGTGAAGCAACTCTTCATCGAGCTGTCCGAGCTGCTGACCACCGTTCTCCCGCAGGCCGGTTCGATCATCGGCACCGCCATCGGTGCCATCGCTGGAGCACTGTCTCAGCTCTCCGTCATGGAGGGCATCAAGGCGATGTTCACCGCCCTGTTCCAGGCCGTCACGATCCTCGCCCCGGCGATGGCTCCCCTCGGCCAGGCGCTCGGTGCCCTGATGCAGGTCATCGCCGTCATGCTCCCGGCCATCGCGTCGCTGGTCTCGGCCGCGATCATCCCGCTGGCCAACGCCTTCACGCAGCTCGCCCCGATGATCACCCCGGTCATCACGCTGCTGAGTGGCGCGCTCCTCTCCGCCTTCCAGACCCTTGGTCCGATCATCCAGCAGATGGTCCCGCTCGTCGGCCAGATGCTCACCGCAGCCTTCGGGATGCTGAGCACGATCCTGCCGCCGATCGCGCAGATCTTCACGATGATCCTCCAGGCGGTCATGCCCCTGGCTCAGACCCTGATCAGTGCACTCGCGCCGATCCTGCCGGTTCTGGCCGCTGCACTGAACACCATCCTGACGGCCCTCCAGCCGATCATCCAGACGGCGCTCCAGATCATCACCGCGATCATCGAGCCCCTGCTTCCGATGCTGTCCGGCATCATCCAGGACTTCCTGCCCAAGCTGGCGGATGCCCTGAAGCGACTACTCGAAGCCATCCAGCCTGTGCTGGATGCGCTGCTCGCGGTCGTGAACTTCCTGATGCCGATCCTCGTGCCGGTGCTCCAGTTCATCATCGCGATCCTCGCGGACTCGCTGGTGTCTGCGGTCAACGGCGTGGCCCTCGTCTTCGAGGGTCTGGTCGAGATCATCAAGGGTGCCTGGGACATCATCGTCGGCGTCATCAAGATCGCCTTCGGCCTCGTCAAGGCCATCTTCACGGGCGACGGCGACCTCCTGAAGGAGGGCTGGAACCAGCTCTGGAACGGCATCAAGACGTTCGCGAAGGGACTCTGGGACACGATCCTCGGCCTCTTCCGTACGTTCCTGTCGGTCGGCATCCTCGGCACGGCAGGCAAGGTGCTGAAGTCCATCGGCACGGCGTTCAAGGGCGGATGGCAGGCAGTCAAGGGCTTCGGCGACGACGCCTGGAACGCGATCAAGGGCGGCTTCTCGTCGTTCATGTCGTGGCTGGGCGGCCTTGCGTCGAGCGGCATCTCGGCAGTCGGCGGGTTCTTCTCGCGCGGCTGGACCTCGATCCGTACCACTGCGACAACCGCGCTCAGCAACCTGCTGAAGGCGGTCGGCGAGTGGATCGGCAAGGCGGTCACTGCGATCGGTGAGCTGCCCGACAAGGCCAAGTCCGCGCTGGGCAACCTGGGTTCGACCCTGATCAGTGCGGGCAAGAAGCTCATCCAGGGCTTCATCAACGGCATCAAGGACATGTTCGGTTCGGTGAAGGACACCCTCGGTGGCCTGACCGACAAGCTCACGTCCTGGAAGGGTCCGGAGTCCCTGGACCGCGTCCTCCTCGTGGACGCCGGTCGCCTCGTGATCGGTGGCTTCATCAAGGGTCTGGAGTCTCGCTACGGCGAGGTTCGCAAGTCCCTGCGTGGCCTCACGAAGGACGTGGCTGGCACCCAGTTCGACGCCCCTGGCGTCGGCACGATCCGCGCTGCACGCGGCCTCTCCTCGGCCGTGGCAGGCGCGCTCGACGGCTCCATCTCTGGAGGTGGCGCGAGCAAGGTTCTCAACTACTACGCAGCTCCGGGCTCGTCTCTCTCCTCCGAGGAAGACCTGTTCGCGGCTGCCAACCGATCCAGGATGGTGGGCTGGTAACAGATGGCGAAGCTGCGGCTGGAGAACAGCCTCGACTCTCTCGACCTGGATCAGGTTGAGACCAACGGGTACGGCGTGCAGGCCCTGACTGGAGCTTCCGGTCTGGGCCTGCCCCCGGTCTCCGTCCAGTGGATCGAGGGCGCGGGTGATGGTGCTGTGTACCGGCGCACCCGCGTCCTCCCCCGCGACATCGACCTCCCGCTCGACATCGTTGGACGGGACCGAGCGGACCTGAAGAACCATCTCTCCCGGCTGTCCCTGATGCTGGCCGGTCCGTGCACTCTTCGCATGATCGAGGAGGACGGCACGGACTGGTCGACTCAGGTCGTCCGGGTCGGCGGTGGTGAGTACACGTACGGCGTCGACTCGATCGGATCGACTGACCTCCAGACGGTCATCACGCTCCGAGCTGGCGACCCGTACTGGACCTCATCGGTCATCACCCGGAAGCAGGTCGGCGGCGATCTCACATCGAGCCCGTTCCTCACGAACATGGTGCAGATGCAGGTCACCGCCTCGCAGGCCATCGGCACGATCCTGCTGGAGAACACGGGCGACGCCGTCGCCTACCCGGTCTGGGAGATCTTCGGTCCGGGCAACAACTTCAAGGCCGTCTCCCCGAGCGGGCAGATGCTGCACTGGACGGGATCGCTCAGTGCGGGCCAGCGCCTGATCATCGACACCCGACAGGGAACGGTGGTCGACAGCACTGGCGCGAACCGCTACTCCGAGCTGGCTGCCGCCCCTCGGTTCTGGGCCATCGACCCCGGCATCTCGACCGCCGAGGCGAGCCTGCTCGACGTAACGAACGCATCCAAGATCGTCTGTTCTTGGCGGCCCCGGAAGTGGATGGTGATCTGAACCAGTGAAGCTCCGCGACCTCACGGTCGAGGTGCGCAACAAGGATCTGGCGCGAGTCGGGGCCATCCGTCCCGAGGACCTGATCCTGGAGCTGGAGGACCAGTTCAACAACGTCGGAACCTGGAAGCTCACGCTGCCTGTCGAGCACCCGCTCGCTGTGCACTTGCGCACTCCAGGTTCCGGCGTGATCATCACCGGCCCGACCGACATCATCATGTCCGGGCCGACGATCAAGAACGAGTACGCCTCCACGCCGGAAGACCCCGGTGGCTCCATCGTGTTCGAGGGGATCAGCGACTCCTGCATCCTCTCGGACCACCTGGCGTTCCCCGACCCTACGAACATCGACCCGACGACCCAGACCAAGTCGCACGACGTGCGCACTGGCAAGGTCGAGACGGTCATGCACGCCTTCGTCAACGCGAACATCGGTCCGGCCGCACCGGCTGGTCGACGCAAGGCGAAGCTGATCATGGGCACGAACGGAGCCCGTGGTGCTGACACCACGAAGTCCGCTCGCTTCGCCGTGTTGGGCAACGTGCTCACCGAGCTGGGCCTCCGGGCCTCCCTCGGGTTCCGCGTTGTGCAGCGCGGCCCGAACCTGGTCTTCGAGACCTTCCCCGTCACGGACCGGTCGGCGTACATCCGGCTCGACGTGATGAACAACTCGCTCGCTGGCTCCCGTGTCGCGATCACTCCCCCGAGTGCGACTCGCGTCATCGTGGCCGGTCAGGGCGAGCAGGTGAACCGCAAGTTCCGCGAGATCACCACGCCGGAATCCCTTGCAGGAGAAGCCGAGTGGGGCCGCCGCATCGAGGTGTGGCAGGACCAGCGGAACACCAACGAGGACGACGAACTGGACGACTCCGGGCTGGAGATCCTGGAGGAGAACGGATTCACGGCAGTCGCCGCTCAGGCGGTGCCGATGGAGGACAGCGCGATCGAGTTCGGACGCGACTGGATGATGGGCGACCGCGTCTCTGTGGTCGTCAACGACCAGGAGCTGAAGGCCAACGTCACCGGCATGATCCTCCGGGCCACGAGCGACGGCTTCCGAGTCGGCGCACTGCTCGGCGACGCCACCGGCTTCAACCGCGAGGCTGCGTCGGCGAAGCGAGCACAGAGTACAGAGACCCGCGTCTCCGAACTGGAGCGCAACGGAAGTAGCGGAGGCGGCGGCGATGACGCCGTCTTCAGAGTGATGGGAGTGTGGTAACGAGTGGCTACGCCGAAGGTCTTCTTCCGGGGTGAACTCCCCGCAGCGCGAACGGTGGCCTACACCGTCCCGGCCGGGAAGTCGGCGGCTGTCACGAGCATTGTCGCCACCAACCCCGGCACCGACACCTCGATGATCAGCATGTGGATTGACGGTGTCCCTGTCCTGGCTGCCGTGGGTCTCCACGTGAACGGTGTGCTCACGCTGGAGATCAGCCAGGCCCTCAACGAGGGCGACACGATCGAGGTGCAGGGCAACTCTGTTCCTGCGCAGACGCACATCAGCGGAGTGGAGTTCTGACGTGGCACTGACTGTCTACCCCCTTGACGCGGGGACCGTTGGCCCGACTGGGCCTGAAGGCCCGCAGGGTCCGAAGGGCGACAAGGGCGACAAGGGTGACACCGGAGCAACCGGCGCGACTGGCGCTACAGGTACAGCCGGTGCCGCTGGTTCGCAGATGCTTCGAGGCACCTCGGCCCCGGCTGCGGGCACCGGCATCAACGGTGACTGGTACTGCTGGGAAGACACCCGCACCTTCCTCGGTGTCACGAACACGACGTTCACCTTCTACCGCAAGGAGTCCGGCAACTGGGTCCAGGTCGGTAACACGGTCGCTGGCGCGAAGTGGTACCTCAACAACACCTCGACCTCCAGCGCCGACACCAAGCCGGGCGACATGCTGCTCCGCTACGACAACGGTGACATCTACCAGCGCAGCGCTTCCGGCTGGGGCACCGCGATCGGCAACCTGAAGGGTCCGAAGGGCGACACCGGAGCTACCGGCCCCCAGGGTCCGCAGGGCCTTCCGGGTGACGGCGCGGTCAACACCGTGAACAGCGTCTCCCCCGACGTGGCCGGTAACGTCCAGCTCACCGCCGCGAACGTGGGCGCTCTCGCCAGCACTGGTGGCATCGTCACCGGGCACACTGAGTTCAAGCCCACGACGGGCCACGCCATCTCGGCGTACGGCAGCTCGGACCCGTCGACCTACTTCCGGGTGACCAGCGATGGGCACCCGTACTCGAACTCCAAGCGCTCCACGTTCTACAACGTCGGCGTCGGCGACACGACCACCGACTTCGGTGGCGGCACGTTCGTGCTCGGCGTCAAGAACGCATCGGTGGTCCCGACGACCACGCCGACGAACGGCGTGCAGATGTGGTCCGAGGGCGGCAAGCTGAAGCTGCGTGGCACGGACGGAGTCATCAACACCGTCAACGACTTCATGCCGAAGTCGGGTGGCACCTTCACGGGCGACTTCAGCCTCGAAGGCACGAGCGGTTCATACCGGCAGTTCAGCCTCGACGTGGGCGGCCTGAAGCGCTGGACCTTCCAGAAGGATGACGTGGTCGAGCCTGGCGACGGGTCCGGCTCGAACCTTCGGATCTCCTCGCGCAACGACGACGGTAGCTTCAAGTCGACCGTGTTCTTCGCCGACCGGGGCACTGGCCAGGTTGCGATCGGGACCACGGTCCCGTACTCGAACACGAAGCTCTCGACTGCCGGTGCCATCGGCCTGAAGGACATCGCCTCCGACCCCACCACGGCGACGGGTGGCGCAGCCATCTACTCGAAGTCCGGCCTGCTCTACGTCAAGGAGGGCGACGGCACTGTCTTCCAGCTCGAAGACTCCATCCCGCTGACGCAGCGAGCTGCGGCCAACGGTGTCGCGACGCTCGACTCGGGCACGAAGATCCCCATCGCGCAGATCCCCGACGTGGCCGCTTCCTCCAACTTCACCCCGGAGTCCCTGGGCGTGAAGGCGTGGGTCGGTCCTCCCTCGGACATGTCGTCTGGCTTCACCTACCCCGGCGTGGGCACTGGGCGCATGTCGGCCGTCTACGTCAACCGGTCCATGTCGGTGTCGCAGATCGTCTGGCACTTCTACGGCTACGCGGGCGGCCTGCTGACCGGCTCCTGGGCTGGCATCTACAACACGTCGGGCACGCTCATGCGCGCGACCGGCGACCTGTCGACGGCGACCTACGAGCCCGAGGAGCAGCACGACGTGGGTGGTGGCTGGTCCTCCTCGAACCTGACCTCGGCCATCACGCTGAGCCCCGGCATCTACTACGTCCTCTGGCGGATGAACTACACCGCCTCCCCGGTGGACGGTCCGGCCATGGGGCGTCTGGAGAACTCCGAGGCCACCCCGAGCCGGATGGGCATCAGTAACAACATCTGGATGCACGGCATCTACACGACCTCCGCCACCTCGGCTCCGTCGACCATCACGACCGCCAACTTCCAGCGTGGCGGTACTCGATTCTGGGTGGCGCTGGCCTGATGGGACTCAACATCTGGCCGCCGCAGATCTCGGCGAACATCGCGCGGGGCATCGTGTACCACCAGGCCATCACGGCGAACACGGCGTACATCGGCGACACCGAGACGATCGTGTACCCGCACACCTTCCAGGCCGCTCAGGGTCGGACGTACAAGTTCACGTACAACCTGCTCGTGGTCGACGCGGACGGCGTGGGTGACACCACCCCTCCGGGCGCGAAGAACGCTGCGCACCTCTACGGGCGCTGGGCATCTGGGACGACCGTGACCTCTTCAAGCACGGTCGTCGCCCAGAAGTACCACACGATCTTCAGCGACTCCTCCGACAGAGACACGGGCACCATGCTCGTCGGCTACGTGGTCAACCCTCCTGCTGGGCAGGTGACGGTCGGTCTCGGACTGAGGGTTCGGATCGCCTCCGGAACGAACGGCATGACCCGCATCCTCCCTGGCGGCGGAAGCTACTTCGCTGTCGAGGATGTGGGCTCGGCGCTCGCGTAACAAGCACAACGACTTCAGGACCCCTGGGCCTTCGGGCTCGGGGGTCCTTCTCATGACCCCAGGAAGGACCCTCAGTGACACAGAGTTCCTACCCCTTCGACGGACAGACCGTCTCGGAGACCCAGTACAGCCAGTTCTTCCGCGAGTTCCAGGACTCCGGTGTCGCAGGAGACGCCAACAGCCTCAGCCTCCGAGTGGGTGCGGCCGGTACCGGCATGACCGTCACGGTCCAGCCCGGCGTGGCGATCGTCCGTGGCTTCGCCTACTCCTCGACGGCCGTCGAGACCCTGACCATCGCCGCCTCGGAGTCGCAGGCCCGAACTGACCGAGTCGTGCTCCGACTTGACCCGGCTGCGAACACCATCGTGCTGGCTGTGGTGAAGGGCACCGCTGGTGGTGGCTTCCCGGCGCTGACGCAGACCGACACCGGCATCTACGAGCTTCTGCTCGCCGATGTCACGGTCGGAGCGAACGTCACCACGATCACGACGGCCAACGTCAAGCGTCAGCGCAGCTTCCTCGGTAGCCGCGTCGGCCACTGGGAGACGGCGCAGCGACCTGACAGCCCGCGCATGGGCAAGCTCGGCTACAACTTCACGACCAACCGGTGGGAGTTCTGGGACGGCTCGGCGTGGACCGACCTGGCCCCGGTCGTGGACTACACCACGATCGCGAACAAGCCGTCGACCTTCCCGCCCTCGGGCCACGCTCACGCCTGGTCCGAGATCACCGACAAGCCCACGACGTTCCCGCCGAGCACGCACACGCACCCGAACCCGACGTGGGCCGACGTGACCGGCAAGCCGACGACCTTCGCCCCGACTGCGCACACGCACGCCTGGGCTGACATCACGGGTGAGCCTGCGTTCGCTCCGTCGAGCCACACGCATTCCTGGGACTCCATCAGCGGCAAGCCTGGCTCGTTCCCTCCCAGCACCCACTACCACGGTCAGTACCTGGAGGGTGGCGACACCATCGCCTGGGCCAACGGCTCGAAGCAGCCTCACGCCCGAGGCGTCTCCGGGTCCGGCACCTACTACGCGGTGTGGGTCCGTGGCGACGGCGGCTTCTGCCGCAACACCTCCTCGATCAAGTTCAAGGAGAACGTCCGGGACTTCGAGATCGACCCGGATGCCGTGCTCGCGCTCGACCCGAAGATCTACGACCGCAAGGCCGAGATCAACGACGACGGTGAGCTGGAGGAGGGCAACAAGGACGAGGTCGGTCTCATCGCTGAAGAGGTCGCCGAGCACCTGCCCTGGATCGTGAACTACCTCGACGGCGAGGTTGACGGTCTCCGCTACGACCTGCTGGGCGTCGCCCTGCTCCCGGTCGTTCAGCGCCAGGCCAAGCAGATCGAAGACCTCGAAGCCCGGCTCGCCCGCCTGGAGTCCGCTCACCACTCGGCGGACAACCACTGATGACCCTGACCACGCTCGCCGCAGAGCCGTCCGCCCAGACGGCTCTCATCACCACGGGAGGCACCATCGCCGTGGCCCTCATCGGAGCGCTCGTTGAACTCCTTCGCCGCCAGCACAACGCGATCGAGGAGGTTCGCGAGAACGCCCGCGAGGCACGTGACCAGGTGGCCAACACCCACAGCACGAACCTTCGCGATGACCTCGATGAGCTGCACGGCGACGTGCGCGAGGCGCTGACCGTCCTGAACCGGCACGGCGAACTCCTCATCAGCCTGCACGAAGACCTGCGCCAGGAGAGGCGCGAGCGGTTGGCGGTTGCCGACCGCCTTGACGACCACATCAACGCGGTCTGACGACCGCAAGGAAGGAAGGTGCTCAGTGCCCAACGGGCCTCAGCTCTACCCGAAGGCTGACGCCAAGACGCAGTTCTACGGGGGCAAGTTCAACGGCTCCCTGATGGAAGTGAACGTCGGCGTCATCCACACCACGGAAGGGACCTCCTTCCCGGACTACGGTGGTGGCGGCTCCGCGCCGACCATCACGGCCAAGCCCGACTTCGCTGCGCAGAAGCTCGTCTTCCGCCAGCACTTCAACATCGACACCTCGGCTCGCGCCCTGGTGAACGCCTCGGGCGGTGTTGAGACCAACACGCTCAACGTGTTCCAGATCGAGCTGGTCGGCACCTGCGACCCGGCGACCAGCCGCAAGTGGACGGCCAACGGGTACAAGCACGTCTTCTGGCCCGAGGCTCCGGACTGGGCGCTCCGCGACCTGGCCGAGCTGATGAAGTGGCTGAACGTCAACCACGGCATCCCGCTCACCTCGGGCCTGAAGTTCGCCGCGTACCCCAGCTCGTACGCCAACGGTGCCGGGCAGCGCATGAGCTTCGCCGACTGGCGGAACTTCAAGGGGTGGTGCGGTCACCAGCACGTCCCGGAGAACAGCCACGGTGACCCCGGCAACTTCCCGATCGACAAGGTGCTGGCCATGGCCAAGGGCACCACGTCGACCCCGAAGCCTCCGACGACCACGCCCCCGGCGACCGGCGACACCTACACGGTGAAGTCCGGCGACACGCTCTCGGGCATCGGCGCGAAGCTCGGGATCAAGTGGCTCGACATCGCCAAGGCCAACAACCTGAAGTCGCCGTACACGATCGCGGTCGGCCAGAAGCTGAAGCTGCCCGGCAAGGGTGGCACCAGTGTGAAGCCTTCGCAGATCGTCGCCCTGAACAAGGCGGTCAAGCCGGGTGCCACGCACGCCCAGGTCGCCGAGCTTCAGCAGCTCCTCATCAAGGCGGGCTACGGCCCGATCCCCGGAGCAGTGACTCGGTACTACGGCAAGAACACCGGAGCCGCTGTGGCCCGGTTCTACCGCAAGAACCCCAAGCTCGCGAACTCCTCGTACGACACGGCCATCGGCCCGAAGGGGTTCATCGAGCTTCAGAAGGAAGCAGGAAGGAAGTGAGCGTGGGCCGTCACACCGCCCCGAAGTCCCCTGGCAGGAACCTGATCCTGCCGCTCATCCCCGCGCGGTTCCGTTCGCAGGCAACGTCCGTCATGGCGCTCATCGGTGCCATGGCGAGCATCGCCGCGATCTACTTCGCCGACGACCCGCGCGTGGTCGCTGGGATCAACCTGCTCACCGTGCTCGGTGTGTACGCCCAGCGCGACGAGATCTCGCAGCACTCCCCCGCTGTCGAGGAAGACGCTGAGCCCTCCCAGGGCCAGTAACACAGAAGGCCCCCGCCAGCTCCATGCCGGTGGGGGCCTTCTTCCTGTCTCCGCTCACTGCTTCATCGCCTCGATGTCTTCGAGCGACACGATCTTCGGGCGAGCCCGAGGAGCAGTGCGCTTCTTCGTGGTGGTCACCGCTGTGCGTTGACGCGGCGCGGCCTCCACGTGCTTCACACCCATGAGGCCGACGATCGGACGTGCGTGCTCATCACACAGGTCCAGCTCGACCGTCCGCCCCTCCATCCCGAGTGTGTAGTGCTTGGTCGGGACTCCGACCGCCTGGTCCAGGTCGCAGACGGTGATCTCGATCTTCAAGGAAGGCTCCTCTCGTTGACTGTGTGTAACCGAGTGTGCAATGATTGCACACACACAGTGACGGCGCAAGTGAGAGGAGCACAGAGATGCCAGCTCGCAAGATCCAGGACGAAGGTGAAGTCCTGCGCTGGTTCGAGGAGGGTCGGACCTACGACTGGATGGTCGAGGAGTACCGACGCAAGTACAACATCGAGACGGTCCCGTCTCTGTGGGGGAACTTCCGGCGTCGGCGTGGGTTACCACGGCGGATCGTGCGTGACGATGATCTCATCCCCTGGCTCATCAAGGAGGAGCACCGCTGGCTCTACCCGCTGGCGATGCTGCGCGTGGAGGCGCGCTTGCGCGCGGGAGCGAAGGTCTCCGAGCTGGAGCTGTCCCGCGTGACGAACTGGAAGCAGATGCTCGAAGAGGAGAACGCTGTCGTGCACTACGACCCGGACACCGAGGACGGGTTCTTCTACGTCCCTCGCCAGCCTGGCGACGACGACATCATCCACAAGCCGCAGCGCAAGACGACGCCGCGTCGTCGGGTTGATTGATCAACTGGTAGCGTTTGGCATACCAAGTTGAGTGTCAGCGTCGACACCGTCAGGCTGCGAAGGTTGCACACGTCGGGGAGGCGTGGTACAACTTCTCTCGCAGCAAGGAACGCACGTAACGAGAGAGAGCTGAGAAGTGCCGCAGGTTGTTGTTCCCCTCGTCGCCGGGGGGAGGCCACTCGACTACTGGGTGGGCGAGGGGAAGATCATGATCCACACGGACTTCGAGGGCTTCGACTTCCACATCACCGCAGATCCGGACCACTCACCAAGCGAGATGCGAGCGGTTCTGATCGACGCGGCGAGGGCAGGACTGTCGCTCATCGAGGAGCACGACCCGGAACTCATGGAGGACGGGCGGATCAAGATCTACCTCGCACCGATCTGGATGGACGAGTCCGAGTTCTCTCCCGGCAACTACTTGGAGGTGGTCGCTTGACCCTGAACTTCATCGACATCGCGAGCAAGCCCGTACACCCCAACGAGTCCGTCCCCCGAGACGGGCACGGCAAGCCGCTTGTCATCCCGGAGGAGGGTGGCAAGCCGAAGGCCCTGGTCCGCACGACGACGTTCATCGACTGCATCGAGGACAAGTCGAGCCTGGTGGACTGGGGCAAGAGGATGGTGCTGGTGGGGGCACAGAAGCGCCCCTCCCTCCTCGACGCCGTCGCCGAGCTTGACCCGAACGACAGCGCGGACAAGAAGAAGCTGAACGCTCTCGCCGAGCGGGCGCTGGACATCTCCGGTGCCAACGACAAGCGCGAGAAGGGCACGCACCTTCACGACCTGTCGGAGTACGTGGACCGTGGGGAGCAGATCCCGAGCCACGCCACCGAGCAGGATCTCGAAGACATGATGGCCTACATGATGGCCACCGCGCCGCTCACCGTGCACTCGGTCGAGCAGTTCGTCGTCTGCTCTCAGCTCGGAGTCGGCGGCACCTTCGACCGCACCTACGGCTACGAGGGCCTGGACCCTGACGGCAAGCTCGTCTCGGGTCGCTTCATCGGCGACCTGAAGACCGGCTCCGTCGAGTACGGCGGCCTGAAGATGGCCATGCAGCTCGCGATCTACTCGCGGGCGAAGAAGTACGACCACACTCTGTTCCCTGCTCCGAACCGCGACGCGGACGAGAAGGCGTTCCAGAAGTGGAAGAAGACCGAGGTCTCCGCCGAGGAGATCGCTCAGGCGTACACCGTGCCCGAGCCGGTCAACCAGGACTGGGGCATCATCGTCCACTTGCCTTCCGGCGAGGGAGTGTGTAACCTGTACTGGGTCGACCTGAACGTCGGCTGGAAGGCAGCGCAGCTCGCGCTCACCATCCGCGAGATGAGGTCGCTGTCGCGCAAGGCGATGCGTCCGTTCGTAGTGACGGACACCACACCCCCTGGGGTGGACTTCGGCTGACAGGGTGTGTTACCTTGGCACAGCCGAACGGGACGAGAGTCCCGAACAGCGAAGGGTTGACACCGAAGCGAAGGTACGCTACGGTAGACACCGACACCGAACGAGAGGAGAACGAACACAGTGAGTGAACTCAGCGTGACGATCAAGTACGACAAGGGTCACGACGCGACCTGGGCGGTCTTCCGGGGTAGCCCGGACGAGATCAGGTCCGACATCGCTTCGTACTTCGGCTTCCAGCGCGAAGCCATCGCCGAGCTGACGCTCTCCGAACTGGTCGTCCACGCGACCGACCTGGCGCACGGCAAGGGCAACGCGGCTCGCTTCCTCGGCGGTGTTGTGCTACCTTCGCAGAGCGCGGTCGCCGAGACCGAAGCCGCGAAGACGGCGGCCAGCAACGAGGACCCCTGGGCTGTGGCCGGTAGCCCGCAGGCGCAGAGCGCGTGGGCCAACCCCGCAGCCGCTCAGCAGGCCCCGGCTTCCGAGCCGAAGGCCGACGACCCGAACGCCTGGATCATGGGCGAGATCGAGTCGCAGACCACGGTCGACGGGCTGAAGCGCCTGTGGGCCAGCAACCAGAGCTTCTTCGCTGACGCGAGCGTCATGGCCGCGTGGAAGGCGAAGGGGAAGGCACTGTCCGCGAAGTGAAGGACCGACTGGTCGCACTCGCAGGCATCGCCCTCATCGTGACCCTCATCGCAGGGTCGGCCTGGGTCTGGACCTCCGCTCCGTGCGGACTCTGGACCTTCAGCAAGGCGGGCGACATGCCTGCCCGCTGCATCAACAAGTAACCACTCACCGAGCATCGACTCACCAACAACCGGAGGTAACAACCGTGGCTCTCAACTTCATCGACATCCCGCAGCAGGGCGGCGGCTGGTTCAAGCCGAAGGACCACAAGGACGCTGTCGCGTTCCTCCTGGAGGTCCACTCCTTCGAGCGCCAGCGCCCGACGCCGAACGGCCCGAAGGACTCGGCCCTCGCCGACGTGACCATCTTCTCGACCATGGCGGACCTGGAGGCGGGCACCCCGTCGTCCATCTCCAAGGGTCAGAGGATCGAGCAGACCGTGCTCGCCCGCGACCTGGAGGCGATCCAGGGTGGCGCGACCATCGTGACCCTGGACCAGATCCCGGCCAAGAAGCCGGGCGCGTACCCGGCGTGGGTCTGGCGTCAGGCCGACAACGGCGTCAAGCAGAAGGTCATCGCGTACGCCACGAAGCGCGAGGCCGAGGTCGAGGCGGCCATGGGCGACGTGCCCGACTTCGACTGATCATCGTGTGCAACCTTCGCAGGGGGCAGTCCTTCGGGACTGTCCCCTCGGGGCAGTAGAAGAGGAGGTGGTCGTGAGACCTTCGAGAGACGAGTGGGCGCTCGGCATCGCCGAGGCCGTCGCCACCATCGCAGACTGTACGCGCGCCCAGGTGGGCGCGATCATCGTGGCCAAGCGAGGCCACTCCGTTCTGGGGCTCGGGTACAACGGGCTTCCGTCCGGCATCCCTGGCTGTGCCACTGCGGGCAACTGCCCCCGAGGCCAGCTCACCCCCGAGGAGTGCGCTCGGGACAGCGACTACTCCAACTGCTCGGCGACGCACGCTGAGCGCAACGCGATCGAGGACGCCCTGGGCAAGGGCGTGCATCCCGACGCGCTGAAGGAGTCGACGCTCTACGTCACGCGCAAGCCGTGTCCTGCTTGCACCACCCTGATCAACTCCTGCGGCATTGGTCGTGTCGTGGTTCGAGGAGAGGAGAACACCGAGTGCTCACCCCTGGAAGGTCTCTGGCGCTCCATGCGGAGTCGGGTCGTGAACTCCCTCGTGTAGAGGCGTTCGAGGCCCTGTACCAGAAGGGCATCCGCCCCCGGCACGGCGAGGTCATCATGATCGCCGGTCGGTCCGGTACGCAGAAGTCGGGCTTCGCCCTCTTCTGGGTTGCGTCGATGAACCTGCCGACGCTGTACTTCTCCGCCGACATGAGCGCCTTCACGGCGTCCTCGCGCCTCGCCTCGATGGCGACTGGCGACACGACCGAGATGGTCGAGGCGGGCATGGCCGCTGGTGGCAAGCACCGGCAGGCGTACCTCGACGCGCTGTCGCACTCGCGCATCCAGTTCTCCTTCGGCTCCCCCATCACGTGGCGTGCCGTCGATGAGGAGCTGGAGGCGTACGTCGAGCTGTGGGACGCCTTCCCCGAGGTGATCGTGTTCGACAACCTGATGGACTTCGAGGGTGCGGAGTCGGACTACACCGAGCAGATGTCGGTCATGTCCAACGCGACCGAGCTGGCTCGCGCTACCGGTGCGACCGTGATCCTGCTGCACCACGCCTCCGACAAGAGCTGGGAGGCGAAGTCCGACCCGTGGGCTCCGCCGTCCCGAGACCAGGTCAAGGGCGGTCTGTCCGAGAAGCCTGAGCTGTCGCTGACGGTCGCTCTCGACCCGCACAGCCTGGAGTACAAGGTCGCCTGCGTGAAGCAGCGCATGGGGCCGTGTGACCCCACGGCGCGCTCGTACGCCAGCCTCCGGTGCAAGCCGGACGTGACCCGCTTCGAGAAGCTGGACGCTGCACTGCGTACGCCGCCGAAGCCCGCGACCAGCGAGGACTGGTCACCCGACAAGGTGTTGCTGAACACCTGATCAGTGTGTTACCTTTGCAGAGCAGTCGGGGCCGCAAGGCCCCGCCTCTCAGATGGGAGTGTGCAACCTTGGCAAGCCCCGCGTACAACAAGCGCAAGGGAGCCGACTGGGAGATCTCGCTTCGGAACGAGTTCCGCGAGCTGGGCTTCGACATCGAGCGCCTGCACCTGAACGGTGCGGACGACGAGGGTGACCTGGTCATCCGGCTCGACGGCAAGTTCGTCGTCATCGAGGCGAAGAACGCGAAGCTCGAACCGTCGACCTTCATCAAGCAGATGGAGGACGAGACCGAGAACTTCCGCAGGAACAGGGGCCTCGACCCCGAGAAGGTGGAAGGAGTGGTGATCGTGAAGCGACGAGGACTGAGCTGGCGCAAGGCGCTGGTGCTCACCACCGTCGAGCGGCACTTCGGTCTGGAGGACCCGTCGTGATCGGCTTCATGGGCTGGGAGCCCGGCGTGTTCGAGGAGATCCAGCAGGAGCTGTGGGCGTACCTCGACTTCATCGAGGACCCCGAGTCGGACATCGACTTGATCCTCGATGTCGAGCGCGCGTACGGGATCGACCTTGCGCTTCTCTGACATGAACGAGCGGCGGCACAAGCAGAACTTCGAGAGCAACGACGACACGAAGCCGACCCTGGAGTCCACTCTCCTCCACTACGGGGTCGTGCTTCACCAGGGGCGGCGCACTGGGATGACCCACTGCCCGCTCCACGAGGACAACACACCGTCGCTGTCCTACAACCTCGACAAGGAACTGTGGCGATGCCACTCCTGCGGGCAGGGCGGCGACAGTTACACGATGATCATGAAGAAGGAGGGGACAGACTTCCGTGGAGCACGAACCGTTGGTGCCGCTCTCGACCAGTCAGAAGGAGGCGCTGGAGGAGGCGACGAAGGCGTACGAGGGAGCAGTTACGGCGGACGCCGCTCGGTACCTGCTCGCAAGGGGGCTCGATCGAACGGCGGCGGTTACCAACCGCGTTGGCGTCGTAGCTGATCCGTTCCCCGGCCACGAGAGGTTCCGAGGGTTCCTCGCGATCCCGTACCTGAGCAAGGACGGGTACCCCCTGTCGATGCGGTTCCGCTGCATCCAGGAGCACAACCACCGCGACTTCGGTCACGGCAAGTACATGGGGATGAAGGATGAACCCCCGCGCATGTTCAACGTGGGCGCGATCCACCAGGCTGGCGACGAGATCGCCGTGGCCGAGGGTGAGTTCGACGCCATGGTCCTGAACATGATCGGGATGCCCGCAGTGGCCATCCCTGGAGCGACCGGCTGGCGGAACCACTACCGCCGGATGCTCGCTGGCTTCAACCGCGTGTGGGTCTTCGGTGACCCGGACGACGCTGGGGCCGAGTTCACTGCGAAGGTCTGCCGCTCGCTGCGCTCCGCCAAGGGTGTGCGCCTGCGGGCTGGAGATGTGACCGACACGTACCTGAAGGGTGGGGCCGACGCGATCTGGTCCCTGATGACGAAGGAGGGCTCCGAGTGAGCGAGCAGAACGAGACGACCCAGAAGACCACCACCCGCAAGCGCGCCCCGCGCAAGGCCCCGGCCTCCAAGGTCGAGCCGACCGGCTACCAGTCTGAGCTGCTGGCCCTGATCGACCAGGTGAACGAGCAGGCCATCCGCGACATCCACGACCAGAACCGCAGGCACTACGCGATCCGCGCCGAGTCCTGGGCGAAGGTCGGCCCGAGCCTGTCGGGCTCGATCATGACGAACGCGAGCCTCGTTCTGGCGCAGCACGATTCGGCCGAGATGCGCAAGCACCTGCTGAGCCTCGCCGCTGTGGCGCTGGCCAAGGTGGAGGAGATCGACTCCCAGTGAACGAGGAGACCGCCAACGATCCGTTCGGCGAGGTCAAGCGCGTGGCCTCCCTGCTGGGCGACCTGCGCAAGGAGCTGATCAAGGAGGGGTTCTCCGAGGACCACGCCTTCCAGCTCTGTGAGACCGCGCTCATCCACGAGGTGGCCGGGCTGTGATTCCGCCTCTCCCCGGCCGTCCCGGCGTCAAGCTGGCGGCCATCTGGGAGGCGATGACCCCGGTCGAGCGCCAGTTGTTCAAGCCGGTGCTCCTGGGGTCCGCCTCCGCCGAGTGGCTGGCAGACCTGCTCCGCTCCGAAGGACACGAAGTGTCCGCATCCACGATCCGTACGTACAGACGCGCTCTGCGCAGAGAGGGGGTAGCCAGTGTCTGAGCTTGCCGACAAGCTGCTCGCCAAGCCCACGGCCCCGGCCGTGAAGAAGGTCAACCCCGAGAAGGACTTCACCCGGCAGATCGAGATCAAGGGTGACGACGCGGACGTGACCGTGCGCTCCGAGTCCTTCGAGTCCAACGAGTCCGAGGCGATCCGAGTCCTGGAGGGACAGGGTCTCGACCCGGCCGAGTGGACGGTCACCGGCTTCCGCTCCTCGGAGTGGACCATGGCGAACGGAGACACCGGGGTCAGCACCCGGTTCCAGTTCAAGCGCGAGTGTGCTACCTTCGCTGAGCGCCCTCCGCTCGATGAGCTGCTGAGCGCGATCGAGGCGTACGCCCCGCCCCAGCCCGAGACGCTGATCGTCAACAAGGGCGGCGAGCACACGCTGATCATCGCCATCGGCGACATGCAGTTCGGCAAGATCGACGGCGACGGGGTCGAGGGAACGCTTCAGCGCACGGTGGAGTGTCTGAACCGGGCGGCCGACCTGCTCGGCGTGTACCGCCTTCGGTACAACATCACACACGTCCACATCGCCTGGCTCGGTGACCACATCGAGGGCTTCGTCTCGCAGGGCGGAGCCAACACCTGGCGCACGCAGCTCACGCTGAACGAGCAGATCCGCCTGACCCGGCGAGTGATGCTCCACGCGATGCTCCTGTTCGCGCCGCTGGTCGAGCGCCTGACGATGGCTGCTGTGCCGGGCAACCACGGTGAGGCCGTGCGGATCAACGGCAAGGGCGTGACGCGGTACGACGACTCGCACGACACCGAGTCCCTGATCGCGGTCAAGGACGCGGCTGACCTCAACCCCGAGCGGTTCGGTCACGTCGAGTTCTACGTGCCGGACACGGACGAGCTGACCGTGGTGGTCGAGTGCTCGGGCACCGTCGTCGCTCACGCTCACGGTCACCAGTGGAGGCCGGGCAAGCACTTCGAGTGGTGGAAGGGCCAGGCGTTCAACCGCGAGTCCGCCATGCACGACGCGGACCTGCTGCTCGCCGGTCACCTGCACCACGAGCACGTCGACACGGACGGCTGGCGATCCTTCCTCCAGCCCCCGGCGATGGAGTCCGAGTCCACCTGGTGGCGGCACGCCAAGGGCACGACCGGTGCTCCGGGCCTGGTCGTCGCCGTGACGAAGGACGGGCTGACTGACCTGAAGGAGGTCGTCCGCTGAACAACGAACGAGAGGAGAACTACCCAGTGAAGTTCATCGAGATGACCAACGCCTACGACAGTGCCGAGCAGGCGCTGGCCGACTGGAGTCTGGTCACGGGAGATCCCAACAACCCAACTGAGTTCGACACCGCCCTGTTCAAGGCGGCTCGCAAGATGGTTCGCGAGTACGGCCAGGGCACCGTCAACTACGACGACCTGGTGCAGGACGGCTACATCGTGCTGGCCATGAAGTCGCAGGCGATGCGCAGGGCCTACGCCGAGGGCGGCGAGGGGTTGCTGGTGGCCGCCATCCATCAGCGCCTCACGGACTGCGTGCGGACGGAAGTGTCCCGAGGGAACCGGAAGACCAACCTCGACAACTACCTGGAGGGTCGCCAGTGAGCTACAACCGTGCTCTGGTTGAGCACCTTCTGCCTGCGGTCTGGGATGCGGAGGCCGCCTACGGGATCAGGAACCCGATGCAGGCCGACGCCGACATGCCCAAGGGGTACAGCAACCCCAAGACGGGCGGGATGATCTTCGCCCACCTGGCCGACATTCGTGACGGATGGAAGTGGGCCTACTCGGGCGGCCTCTCGCTGGAGGAGGCACAGACGGTCCTCCTTCGGTACGGCATGGACTGGACGCTGGAGGAGATCGCCGACCTTCTCGGCGTGCACAAGAGCACGATCCAGCGACGAGCTGAGCGAGGCGTCGGCAGGATCGCCGCCTTCCTCAACGGCGTCCCGTACGTGGACGGCTACGACAACGACAACATCGAGGAGATCGCAGCGTGACGAGTCCCATCCCCGAGGGCCAGACCTTCTACATGGACGACGTGAACCGGATGTACTACTGGTTCAACGAGGAAGACGAACAGGTCTACTCGCGCCCCTACAACGAGTCCGAGGTCAAGGACATCCCGGTCCGGCAGATGCTCGCAGCGCTCCGGACCGAGGCCGTCGAGGCGATCACGCTGAACGACCAGTGGATCGCAGACAACGACGCCTTCCTCCTGGTCGAGGCTCCGACGCAGGAACAGCTCCTCGCCCAGGTCCGGGCGCTGACCGTGCAGGCGAGCTACCAGTCGGGCACGGCGAAGCGTGTGATCCGTGTGCTGGCTCAGATCACGGGTGTGACTGTGTAGCAGACGTGGTAGTGTGAGAGTGTCGCAGGGCGGCTCCTTCGGGAGACCGCCCTTGTGGCAGTGAGAGAGACATCGACTTCAAGGAGGAACAACTCAGTGACGAACACCAACCAGGTTCCCTTCGGTCCCACCGGCCAGCTCGTGTACGAGCGCACCTACTCCCGCACCCTGGCTGACGGCTCGAAGGAGACCTGGCCGGACACCGTCCGTCGAGTCGCCAAGGGCAACCTCGCCCTGGTTCACGGCACCGACATGGACGCCTGGCCCGCTGAGGTGAAGGCCGAGTACGACGAGCTGGTCTCGTTCATGGACGTGTTCGCGATCATCCCGGCTGGCCGTCACCTGTGGGCCACGGGCGTGAAGGGTCGGCAGTACCTGTTCAACTGCCACGTCGCCCCGTGGGGCGAGAAGCTGTCGAGGCACTTCGAGTTCACCTTCATGCGCCTGATGGAGGGCGGCGGTGTCGGTGGCAACTACAGCTCCTCCTACCTGGAGGGCTACGGCGCACCGCGCCGAGAGCTGGACGTGCACATCGTGTGTGACGCCACCCACCCGGACTACGAGGAGATGAAGTCCTCGGGCCTGCTGTCCACTGAGTACGACTCGGACTGGGACGGAGCCTTCGAGGTGGACGACTCCCGTGAGGGCTGGGCCGACGCGATGGTCGACCTGATCGACACGTTCATGACGGACGGCGAGGTCGCTCACCGGAACCGCGTCTACGACGTGAGCCGCGTCCGAGCCAAGGGCGCTCGACTGAAGACGTTCGGCGGCACGGCCAGTGGCCCGGCTCCCTTCGGCCGGATGATGCAGGAGATCGGCCGCATCCTGAGCAAGGCCGCGCGCGAGGTCGGAGAGTGGGCAGTGCATCCGCACGTCACCCCGACCGAGGCCATGGAGATCGACCACGCCATCGCGGAGTGTGTCGTCTCAGGTGGTGTCCGGCGCTCGGCTCGCATGGCCATCGTGAAGTGGGACGACCCCTTCATCGAGGACTTCCTCGCGTGCAAGCACGACATGTCGAAGCACTGGACGACGAACATCTCGGTCGAGATCGACAACCGGTTCATCCAGGCCCTCAACGAGGTGACGGACGGACGGCACGCTGAGGCTGTCGCGGTCCACCGCCGAGTGGTCGAGGGGATGCTGATCAACGGTGAGCCCGGCTACTGGAACTCCTCGTACTCCAACGAGGGTGAGGTCGGCACGGTCATCGCGACGAACCCCTGTGGCGAGATCGCGCTGGAGCCCACCGAGAACTGCAACCTCGGGCACGTGAATCTGGACTACTTCGCTCCGGAGGTTCGAGGCGGACGCTTCAAGCTGAAGGAGATGCACCGGGCGCACCAGCTCATGACTCGCTTCCTGATCCGAGCCACCTTCGGCGACGTGACGGACGGGGAGCAGGCGGCCAAGCTCGCGGCCAACCGGCGCATCGGCGTGGGTCACCTCGGAGTCCAGGGCTTCCTGGCCAAGATGGGCATCCGCTACTCGAACGCCCCGTACAACGAGAACTTCCGGGCTCGACTCCGGGACATGTACGACACGGTGCGCGAGGAGGCTCGGGAGTACGCCTTCCAGCTCCGCATCCCGGAGCCCGTGAAGGTGACGACCGTGGCCCCGACCGGCTCGATCGCGAAGCTCCCCGGAGTGAGCGAGGGCATCCACCCGATCTACGCCCGGACGTTCCTCCGTCGAGTCCGCTTCTCCATGCCGGACCCGGCGCAGGCGAAGACGGTGAACGACGCGATGATGGCCGGTCACCTGGTCGAGCAGTGCATCTACGACCAGTCGGGCAACACGATGGTCGTGGCCTACCCGACGAAGGAGAAGCTGGTCGCCGAGGTTGAGGCGATGGGCATCGCTCCCGAGGTGGTGGAGTCCGCCGACGAGATCTCGCTCCACGCGATGCTCGCCTTCCAGGCGATGTACCAGGAGTGCTACGCCGACAACGCGGTGTCCTTCACGGTGAACTTCCCCGAGGGGCAGTACGACGTGGACGAGGCCGCCGACATCATCCGTGGCTGGCTGCCCGAGCTGAAGGGTACGACCCTGATGCCGGACGGTACGCGAGCCCAGGCTCCGTACGAGCGGCTGACCGCTGAGCAGTTCGCCGAGTACGAGGTCGTGTCCGTCGAGGACAGCACCGACGAGAACTGCGCGAACGGCGCGTGCCCCGTGCGGTAACCAGCAAGACACAAGGCCCCTGCCTCTTCGGAGGTGGGGGCCTTCTTTGCGTTGTGGCACCATGCTGCGCATGAAGGAGACACGCATCTACCTGGTGGACGACCTCGACGGCAGGAACGAGGCTCGCACTGTGACCTTTGCACTCGATGGTCAGCAGTACGAGATCGACCTCTGCGAGAAGAACGAGGAGCGGCTACGCAAGGCGCTCGACAAGTACGTGCTGGCTGGCCGGAAGGTGAAGCGGAAGCGGGCTACGTCCACTCGATCTGGCAAGTGACGACAGCCTCTGTGCGTGCCGCTGGCAGCTCGCGAACAGGCCCCTGGGCAGTTGGTCCGGGGGCCTTGCGCTTGCCCGCGAGAGAGGCGAGCAGGGCTTCCCTCTCCTCCTCGGGGAGCGACATGAGCATGTCGGCAAGCCGCTCGATCATGCGCGTTCCAGCAGGTCAGACGGCTTCTTGACCGTGAGCGGGAGCATCTTCCCGCCAGGCGGAGCCAGTTGTGGGCTTGTTCCCATCTGCGGGCAGATGGAACCACGCCTACATCCAGTAGTACCCTGCTCACCATGAGTGCGCGCGACTACGACATCGAAGCTGAGTGGACCCCGGCCGACCTCGCCCTGCTGAAGGAGCTGGAGGAAGCCGAGGCCCTGCTGCCAGCCGACGCGCCTCGCGCGCTCCTGTCCGTGCGCCTGTCCGTCTTCACTGACGACACCACGTCCCCGGTCCGGCAGGAGCTGGATCTCCGCCAGCTCGCCCGAGAGAAGGGCCACCGAGTGGTCGGCCTGGCCAGCGACCTGAACGTGTCAGCCACCAAGGTACCGCCGTGGAAGCGGAAGTCCCTCGGCGACTGGTTGAACAACCGAGCGCCCGAGTTCGACGCGCTCCTGTTCTGGAAGATCGACCGGTTCATCCGCAACCTCAACGACCTGAACGTGATGATCCGTTGGTCGGAGACCTACTCGAAGAACCTGATCTCGAAGAACGACCCGATCGACCTGACGACGACGATGGGCAAGATGATGGTCTCGCTCCTCGGTGGCGTCGCAGAGATCGAGGCAGCCAACACGAAGACCCGAGTCGAGTCCCTGTGGGACTACACCAAGACCCAGGGTGAGTGGCACGTCGGCAAGCCGCCCTTCGGCTACAAGACGGCGCGAGACGAGGCGGGCAAGGTGGTCCTGGTTGAGGACCCTCTCGCGGTCGAGACGCTGCACACGGCGCGCGAACTGGTGATGAGCGGGATGTCCACGACGGCCGCCGCGAAGGTGCTGAAGGAGCGCGGGCTGATCTCGTCCACGACTGCCACCCTGACCCGTCGCCTGCGTAACCCTGGCGTGCTGGGGCTCCGTGTCGAGGAGGACAAGGACGGTGGCATCCGTCGCTCGAAGCTGATCCTCGGGCGCGACGGCCAGCCGATCCGCATCGCTGACCCGATCTTCACCGAGGAGCAGTTCGAGGAGCTGCAAGCGGTGCTCGACAAGCGGGGGAAGCGCCAGCCTCACCGCCAGCCGGGCGGAGCCACGAGCTTCCTCGGGGTGCTGAAGTGCGCGGTGTGTGAGACGAACATGATCAACCACTACACACGCAACCGGCACGGTGACTACGCCTACCTTCGGTGCCAGGGCTGCAAGTCCGGAGGGTACGGAGCGCCCAACCCGCAGGAGGTGTACGACCGGCTGGTCGAGCAGGTGCTCGCTGTGCTCGGAGACTTCCCCGTCGAGATGCGGGAGTACGCCCGAGGTGAGGAGAAGCGCAAGGAGCTGAAGCGCCTGGAGGAGTCGATCGCGTACTACATGAAGGAGCTGGAGCCGGGCGGTCGGTTCACCAAGACGCGGTTCACTCAGGACCAGGCCGAGGGCACGCTCGACAAGCTGATTGCCGAGCTGGAAGCCATCGACCCCGAGTCGGCGAAGGACCGGTGGGTCTACGTCGCCGGGGGCAAGACGTTCCGTGAGCACTGGGAGGAGGGCGGCATTGACGCCATGTCTGCCGACCTGATCCGGGCAGGCATCATGTGCCAGGTGACACGGACCAAGGTCCCGAAGGTGCGGGCACCGCAGGTGCACCTGAAGCTGATGATCCCGAAGGACGTTCGGACTCGCCTGGTCATTCGGCCAGACGACTTCGGACAGACCTTCTGAGAACGCAAAAAGCCCCCAGTCGATGAGTGACTGGGGGCTCTGCGTTACAGCTTGCTCGGGTCGTACGGGATCTCCTCGTCACCGTCGATGATGACGACCTCGATCTCGATCACGGGGCGACGCGACCGTGCCGCTGGAACGCGCCCCAGGTGAGGGGCATGTCCTGATGGAGGAAGTCCTCCATCTTCTCGGCGGCCATCTCGATCTCCCGCTGGGGGAACGAGGGGAAGGTCGACTCCTCGTCTGTCGTGCGCAGCGAGAGGAAGTGCATGAGGCTGCGCGGGTTGCAGGTCGCGTAGAACGAGGTGTAGATGCCCACCGGCAGGATGCTGCGGGCCACCTCCTTGGCGATGCCGTGCAGGAGCAGAGCCTCGTACTCGTCGTAGACGGTGGCGTACGTGTGCTCGAAGACGTAGGGCACGAGGCCCTTCTGGAAGTTCGTGCCGGGCTCGAAGGTGTAGGCACCGGGCTTCCCGATCTGGACCAGGTTCCGGTCCGGCGACGGCACGTAGAAGGTCGGGTCGAGCTGCTTGTACCGGCCGCTCTCCTCGTTGTAGCTCCAGCCAGCGCGGTGACGGAACCACTCGCGGGCCACGAACACCGGGGCCTCGACTCGGAAGGTCATCGAGCCGTGCTCGAAGGGCGAGCCGTGCCTGTCCCGCATGAGGAAGTTGATCAGGCCGTCGATGCGGTCGGCCTTGTCGGTCGGGATGTCCTTGCCGTACGACGAGACCCATGCGGCCTGCGCCACGTCGGTGTCGGAGACGTTGGACTTGACGAGTTCGACGTGGATGTCGGAGCGGAAGGTGATGTCGGTGCTCACTGGTTGGTGGTCTCCTCTTCGGTGGTGCGGAGCTGACGCTCGTGGATGATCTCGGTGCCCTCCCAGGCGAGGACTTCCAGCAGGGCGAGCATTCGCCAGGCGTACTGGCTCTTGCCGAGGCCGGTGCGGTAGATGACCGAGGGCTTGCGGCCCCTCATCAGGTGGATGAGGCGGAAGGGGATGATGTTCTCGGGCTTGACCAGCCCCTCGAACATGCGGCTCTGGTGGTAGCCGTAGACGATCGCGACGGGCTCGGTGTTGGTGGTCTGCGACACTGTCACATCTCCTCATCGTTGAACGGGTCGTACAGGAAGGGCTCGGCGTCAGTGATGCCCTGGGCGGCAAGCTCGGCGAGACGTTCGTCCCGGACCGTGCGGTCGTAGCTGACCGCGCTGGTCATGCGCTTGCCGTCCAGGTCTGTCCACCGCACCCGCCAGAACTCGATGCTCGTGCGGATGGGGTGCTCCTCTCAGGCGGACTGCATGAACTGCTGAAGCTCGGCGTCGAGGGCCGGGCTGCGGGTGACCTGGTACTTGCCGACCCGCATGTGCTGGGTGACTCCAGGTCCGACAAGACGGAGGAACACCTCGGTCTCGCCAGGGTGCCGGTCGAGGATCTTCGCCAGGACCGGCGCGGTCTTGTCGTTGAGGCCGGTGATCGGCAGCTCGATGACGACAGGTCCATCTTGCACACTCACGAGGTTCTGCGCAAGTTCCACACCCATCCCGATGAGCTGAGGCGAGCCGTCACGGTACTCCAGACGCGCCTTCACGAAGACGATGGCGTCCTGGGTCAGCACGTCCTTCACGTCCCCGTAGGAGCCCGCGAAGAAGGCGCACTCGACCGATCCGGTCTGGTCCTCCAGCTCGGCGACGGCCCACTTCTGGCCGCGCTTGTTGGTCTTGACCTCGACGGCCGAGACCAGGCATCCGATGCGTACGACCATGCCCTCCTGGGCGTGATCGTCCAGCACATCGGCGACCGAGTGTGTAGCTTGTGCACGGAGCGATGCCTCCAGCCCGGCGAGCGGGTGGTCGGAGACGTACAGGCCCAGCATCTCGCGCTCGATGGCGAGGCGCGGACCCTTGCTCCAGTCCTCCCCCACCGTGAGCTTGATCGGCTCGGTGTCGGCAGGGATGAACAGGCCCGGTGTCCCGAGGCGGTCGGCGTTGTCGGCCAGAGCCTCGTGCTGCTCGGCCAGACCCTTGCGGGTTGCCCCGGTGGAGTCGAAGGCACCGGCCTTGATCAGGGACTCGATGGCTCGCTTGCTCACCGTCGCCTGAGTCGCTGCCTTCAGGAAGTCCGGCAGGGAGGTGAACTTCCCCCAGGCTTCCCGGAGTTCAGCGATCTCCGCGACCATGCCCTCGCCCACGTTCTTCACGGCGGTCAGTCCGAAGCGGATCTCGCTCTCCCCGTTGGGGGTGAACGAGCTGTTCGAGACCGACACGTCGGGCGGCAGGACCCGAAGGCCCATGCGCCGTGCCTCGCCGAGGTACGTGGCCATCTTGTTCTTGTCGTCGCCCACCGAGGTGAGCGCAGCCGCCATGTACTCGGCCGGGTAGTGCGTCTTCAGCCACGCCGTGCGGTACGCGATGAGTCCGTACGCCGCCGAGTGCGCCTTGTTGAAGGCGTAGCCAGCGAAGGGGACCAGCACGTCCCACACTGCCTGGATGGCACCGTCCGAGTAGCCTCGCTCGCGCGCTCCCTTCTGGAAGTTCACGAACTCCTTGGCCAGAACCTCGGGCTTCTTCTTGCCCATCGCCCGGCGAAGCAGGTCGGCCTGACCCAGGGTGTACCCGGCCATGACCTGTGCAACCTTCTGCACCTGCTCCTGGTAGATGATGAGCTGGAAGGTCGGGTCCAGGATCTCCGACAGGGACTCGGCCACCTCGGGGTGGATCGGCGTGATCGCCTGCTGCCCGTTCTTCCGGAGGGCGTAGTTCGTGTGAGACCCCACGCCCATCGGACCCGGACGGTACAGCGCGACGACGGCCGAGATGTCCTCGAAGTTGTCCGGCTTCAACAGGCGGAGCAGTGAGCGCATCGCGCCGCCGTCGAGCTGGAAGACCGAGAGCGTGTCGCCCCTGGCCAGCAGCTCGTACGTCGGGGCGTCGTCCAGAGGGATGTTCTCCAGGTCGACGTGCTCCCCACGGTTGAGGCGGATGTTCTCGACCGCGTCGCCCATGATGGTGAGGTTCCGGAGCCCGAGGAAGTCCATCTTCAGCAGGCCCAGAGCCTCGCAGCTCGGGTAGTCGAACTGCGTGATCGTCGCACCGTCCTGCGGCCGGACCCACACCGGGATGTGGTCGACCAGAGGCTCGTCGGACATGATCACACCGGCTGCGTGCACACCCATCTGCCGGACGAGACCTTCGAGACCGAGCGCGGTGTCGATGACCTGCTTGGCGTCCGGGTCGGAGCCGTAGATGCCCCGGATCTCGGCGGCCTCCTCGTACCGAGGGTGCTCGGCGTTGAAGATGCCTTCGAGGGGCATCGAGTTGCCCATCACGTCGGCCGGGTACGCCTTGGTCAGCTTCTCGCCAACCTGGAATGGCTTGTCCAGCACGCGAGCCGCATCCTTCATCGCGTTGCGCGCCTTGATCCGTCCGTACGTCGCGATCTGCGCGACCTTGTCGGCCCCGTACTTCCGGGTGACGTACTGGATCACCTCGCCACGACGCCGGTCATCGAAGTCGATGTCGACATCGGGCATGGACACGCGCTCGGGGTTCAGGAACCGCTCGAAGATGAGCCCGTGCTCCAGCGGGTCGAGGTCGGTGATCCCGAGGACGTAGGCGACCAGCGAACCGGCCGCAGAACCACGTCCAGGGCCGACCCAGACCCCGTTCTCCTTCGCCCAGCGGATGAAGTCCGCGACGACGAGGAAGTACGACGGGAACCCCATCTGGATGATCATGTCGATCTCGTACTGGAGCTGCTTGCCGTGCTCGTAGTCCGTGCCATTCGGGTACCGTCGAGCGGCACCTCGATGGACCTCGTCCTCGAACCAGGTGATCTCCGTGTGCCCCTCGGGCACCGGGAACTTCGGCATCAGGTTCTCGTGCTCGAACATGCCCGTGGTGTCGACCATCTCGGCGATCTCCAGCGTGGTCTTCATGCCCCACTGCCAGATCGGCGAAGAGTCGATCGCCGCCATCTCTTCGGCGGTCTTCAGGTAGTACCCGGAGCCCTCGAAGCGGAAGCGGTTCGGGTTGTCGAGCGTGGTGCCGGTCTGGACGCACAGCAGTGCATCGTGAGCGACCGACTCCTCGGCGGTGACGTAGTGGGAATCGTTCGTGACCACCGGAGTGAGCGCGAGGTGCTTCCCGAGCCGGTACAGGTCGTCACGGACCCGGCGCTCGATCTCGATGTCGTGGTCCATGAGTTCGAGCAGGTACCGGTCACGCCCGAAGACCTCCAGGTACCGACCAGCCTCCTTCACGGCCTCGTCGTACTGCCCGAGGTTGAGCCGGGTCATGATCGCACCGCCAGGGCAGCCAGTCGTGACGACCAGGCCCTCGTTGTGCTCGGCGACCAGATCGAAGTCCATCCGGGGGTACTTGCCCAGAAGCCCCTCTTGGTACGACCGAGAGCTGAGCTTCATGAGGTTGTGCAGGCCGGTCTTGTTCGTGGAGAGGATCGTGAGGTGCGTGTACGCACCGCGACCGCTCACGTCGTACCGCTTCTGCTCCTCGGTGCCCCACTGGACTCGCTCCTGGTCGAAGCGGGAGTCCGGGGCCATGTACGCCTCGATGCCCACGATGGGCTTAATGCCAGCCTCAGTGGCCGCCTTGAACAGCTCGTAGGAACCGTGCAAGTTCCCGTGATCCGTAACGGCCAGAGCCCTCATACCCTGGCGCTTGGCCTCATCCACCATCTTCGAGATGGAGGAGTGCCCGTCGAGCAGGGAGAACTCCGAGTGGTTGTGCAGATGTACGAACTCGTTGGTCACGCTGCCCTCCCTCACGCCGCCTGCCTCGACTCGTAGTGGGCACGAGACTCGGCGGTGAGGTGGAACAGGCCACTCTCCTCGCACTCGTAGTACCTCGACTCGGTGCGGAGGCCGCGACCAGTGCCTCTGGACTCAGCGGTGCGCTGCCTCTTGGCCTTGGCCCGACCGAGGGCCTTCTCAGCCTCGCGCTCGGAGAAGAACGACCTCTTCACTCCGCACGGGCACGAGGTGTAGCGGACAGTCTTCATCGGTGTCGTCTCCCTACTTCTTGTACGTGCTGCACTCGCAGCCGTCGACCATGCAGGCACCCCGGCTGGTGCCCGCCATACTGTGGGCAAAGGGAGCGTGTCCACACCCCTCGACCAGGCAGAAGGGCGTCCAGCCCTTCTTCCCGTCCTGGTTCGCGACCAGAAGCTCGGGACTGCTGAGCTTCACGACGTGAGCCGTGCCGCCTACACCTCCCAGGCGCTCACCGAACTTCGTGGCGTCGCCCTCGGTCCCGAAGGGGCCGAAGTTCAGGCCGCGCGTCCCGTCCTGCCAGACGTGGGCCAGAGCCCACCCGTCTCGCTGCGCCAGGATCTGCGCGACCTCCTTGATCAGCGCCTTGGCCATGTCCTTCGGTCCGTCGAACTCGCCGGACTCCAGGATCTCGACCACCGCGTTGACCTCCTGGGCTCGCGGAGTGATCCGCACTGTGTGCTCCCTTCGCTCGATCCAGTGGGCGGGAGGGGGCTTGCACCCCTCCGTCTGCTCGGTCAGTCCGCCCTGTCACACACTCACACCGGCTGGAGAACCACCCGGACGCCGTACCTTCTGGCCAGGACGTAGGTGTTGAGGCCCCACGTCGTGCCGAGCGGCTTCTTCGGGTCGATCCAGTTGCCGTCCTGCTTGAACCGGATCGTCGCCTGCGGGTCGAGGCCCACGATCAGCGTCCCGTCCGGCAGCTTGTCCAGATCGCGCAGCGTGTGCACGTCCGGCATGTCGGCGAGCTTGAACTCGGGGCCGACACCTCCCACGTGCTCGACCTCCACCGGCAGGGTGAAGAAGTAGGCATCCTCCCGCTCGCCGAAGCCGGGCACGTACCACTCCCCGCTCGCCAGCTTCTCGCCCGTGTCGCCGTCGTCGTCAACGATCTTCGAGCCGACCGGCAGGTTGGCGATGGCCTCGTAGTCAGTCAGGATCTGTGTCACTGTGTCGCTGTCCTCTCTCACGGGTGTTCAGGTTACACACTCACCAGCGGGTGTGCAAGCTCCGCTGCGGTCCGGCCGACATGGCGAGCATCACCTGGCTGTGCAGGTACTCGACGCTCATGTCGTTGACGATGGTGTGGTCGAAGTAGCCACCATCCAGCGCGGTCTCGCTCTCGTACGCCTGCCCGAGCACATCCCGAGCCGGACCAACGCCCGGCCTCTCGATGCGGATGAGGATGCCGCCCGCCTTGCGGATGGCCCACGCCTCGTTGCGGTACCGGACATCGGGTATGACCAGCGCCTCGTCGTCGCGGAAGTTCTTCAGTACGGCGTCGACCCAGACGTTCACGCCCAGGATCTCGCGGGCTGTGTTGCCCGTCTCGACCAGAACCTCCCGCACCTGCGGGAACCGGCGCTTCGCGTCCTCCCAGCCGAGGTCATCGACCAGGCGAGCCAACCGGACCGCGCCAACGTCGGGGTATGTGTGCACCCACGGGTTCTGCCGGTACGCGAAGTCTCTGAGTCGGTCGGCGAACGCCTGTCGTCGCCAGCCTCCCTCGATCAGAGCCTTGGCCGCCTCGTCCTTGCCGGAACCGGCGTAACCGCTGATGCCTACGAGCAGGCTCACTCGTCCTCCTCGAAGCTCGGGTCGAAGTCGATGGTCACGCGCTTCACGCGGCCGTTCTCGATCTCGGCGTACACTGGGTAGCCGCCGTCACCCCAGTAGGTGGGGATCGAGAGGCCCAGACCGGGGCCGACCGGCTCGGTCACGTCGAAGGGGAAGGCACCGAAGGGCGACCTGTCGCACCACTCGGACCACGTCTCGACGTGGTTGCTCGCGTCGCCGGTCACGGTGTAGCAGGGGTCACCCACGAACACGGTGCCCGAGTCCACGCTGACCATGCCGATCTTGACGGTGTTCTTGCTCACTCAGACTCCTCGGGGTAGGTGGGGAAGATCAGGGCGGCGGCCTCCTCGTGGCCTGCCTCCTTCAGCAGCTCTGCTGCGTCACGCTGAGCGGCGCGGACCAGGTCCAGCAGCTCGCGCATCGTGTCCTCGTACTCGTCGCCGTACTGGCCGACCGTGATGTTGGCCAGGGCCACCTCGGTAGTCGGTGCCCAGCGGGCACCCCACTCGCCGTACTCCCAGCCGTCGTAGTGTCGACTCACTTCGGGTCCTCGATGTCCGGGTCGAGCAGGTCGGCAGCGAAGATCATGCCGGTGCCGGTGTAGAAGTTCCGACCCATCGGGTCTTCCAGCTCGAACTCCCGGAGCTTCTTGGCCCACCGCTTGCGGGTGTCGAGGTCGGCCTGCGTCTCGACCCAGGCGACGGACTCGATCAGCAGGTTCCATGCGTGCTCACGCACGTCCTTCGGAACCATGGAAGCCAGCTCCTGCACGGACTGAGCGAACTCCCTCGGGCTGGTCACCTTCTGTGCCACCCGGTAACTCCTCTCTCTCGCAGTGGTGTTGCTGAGTGGGTGCCCCGGACTCGAACCGAGGTGTGTGCCGCTCACCCTCCTGGTCAGGCTGGCCTGATCCAGCGGGCGTACATTGCTCGCCCGTCCTGCCTCATGCGCACTCGGCGCTGCCACCCGTTGGGGTAGCTCTTGACCCAGACCCGGTCGGTCACACGGGACCGCTTCCACCCGCGATGGGCGAAGACGATCCCGTGCACACCGAGGTCCAGCCGCTCGATCACGCGGCGTCTTCCGCTTCGAGCCTGCCCGCCTCGACGCCCTCGTCGTAGCCGTCCTGCCAGCCCTGGTCGCGGCCGTACTCCTCACCGGCGTACTCGCCCTCGGAGTAGCCGTCCGAGTGACCGTCGTCGTAGGACTCGCTGGTCGCCTCGTCCACGATGCCGTCGATCTCGCGGGCCAGCTCCTCGGGCAGCTCCTCCACGTCGAGGTGGTTCTTGATGGCGTCGATGATCTGCTCGGTGGCGTAGTTCAGGAACACTGGTGAGTTCTCCTCTGTTCGAAGTGACTTGCTCGGTGTCGTTGATGCGAAGGTAGCACACCATCTCGCTGGTGTGCAAGGTGGTCAGTCGGTGAGGATCTTGGTCTCGAAGCCGTAGCCCTGGAAGGGGCCGTCCTTGAAGTGCACGTACGCCTCGGGGTCGCTGCCCATCCAGCCACCGCTGAAGTCGTACTCGGAGATCGGCGTGCCGTAGATGCTCGGGACGGGGTCTCCCTCGTCGCCGTCCCACTGCTCGTACCAGCGGCTACCGCAGCACTCGCAGTCGCCGTCCCCGTCGAAGTAGAGGCCGATCCGCTCGGCCAGGTAGTTCGCGTGCCTCGCGTCGTCCGCCTCGATGATCACGTGGCGGGTGATCCCGGCGTCCGGGTCGTAGGCGAACGAGCCACCGGAGTTGTTTTGGTTGAACTCGAAGAAGGGCACGGTCTGGGTTCCTCTCAGACGTAGTAGACGGTCTTGCCGACCAGCACAGCGCGGGCGGCAGAGAGCACGGGCTCGAAGGTCTCGGCATCCACGAAGGTGCCGCCCTTCCAGGGGTCGTAGATCGCTCGGCGGAGGTTCAGGCTCCAGGCCAGGGCCTTGCCCCGCCCCTCGCCGATCACGTCACCCACGACCCAGGCGTGAACGTTGCGCACACCCTCGCGGATGGCGCGCTGTCGGCCGGACTCGCTGACCTTGAACGTCGGCGCGTCCAGCTCGACCCAGGACACGTAGTCGATGCGCTTGCCGGGGATCTTCAGGGAGATCACGTCCGGCGTCTCCCCCGCCTTCAGGCGAGGCAGGTGCAGGTGAGCCCACGCTGTGCTCATGATCCGTTCCTCTCGGTGATGTCGGATGGTTCCGAGTGGGTGCCGAGGGCTCGAACCTCGGTGCCTGCCGGTCACCCTCGCCGCACTCAGGCAGCGGCCAGCTCAGGGACGAGCGGGATCGAGATCCCCTCGATGCGCACCTCCAGGTGCTCGGGACGGACGCACTGCTTGTGGTCGCAGGTGCGGTAGACGCGCGCCCCCTTGGGCAGCTCGCCGTCCTTGATCTCCCACATGACTCGCGCTGCGGTGGTCATGTACTTGCCCCACGAGGCGATGGGGGTTCCGGTGTCGGTGAGCGTGCCGTCCCAGACCCAGTGGTCGGAGGTGACGACGACCCGGTTCCAGAACCGCTCGACCTCGTTCGATCCCTCGACGGTCTGCCTCGGGGCACGCGGGGTCTTGGTGTACTCACGGATCGGACGGTCAGCGTCGACCGTGCCGTACTTGATCACGCGGCTCGCGTGGGTCCAGCAGATGTCACTGGTGAGCTGAGCGTCGTTCTTGCACTGCACGCCGACTCGGTTGGTAACGGTGCACTTCACTGTGATCAGTTCCTCTCAGGAGCGGACGCCTCGTGCGTCCAGTGGGTGCCAGGGCCTCGAACCCAGGTGGCTGCCGGTCACCCTTGTGCGAAGGTTGCACACTCAGGGCGTAGCGAGGACGGTCCCGTCCTCACCGATCCACCCCTCGTTGATCAGGGCCTGGGCGGTGCGCCCGTAGCTGCCCTGGAGGGACCAGGCGAAGCCGCTCTTGATCAGCCGACCGAACAGGTCCAGCGTCTCGGCGTCGTCCAGGTTGCCCGACTCGTAGTCGATCAGCTCGACTACCAGGTTGCCCATCTTGCTCATGTCACTCACCGCTCTCGATGATCTCGTCCAGCAGGACCGTTGCCAGGCGGTGGGCGATCAGGAAGATCGCGAGCCCGGCGTTCTTCGTCATGTCCCAGTTGGGCTCGCCGTACTCCGACAGGTCTTCCTGCCAGGCGTCCAGGTCGACGTACTCCTTCCAGAGCGTCGCCGTGTAGACGCTCGGGGCACCGTCCGCGATCTCGCCCAGGGAGTCGCCGTCTCGCACCGCTTCCGCAGCCTCAGCCAGGGAGGCCGCGCTGTCCAGCTCGAACTCGACAGCTTCGAGCACGGAGTCACGCACGCTGATCAGGAGCTTGCCGCCCTCCGACCAGTGGTTCTCGGGGGTGCCGGTGTCGGCCAGCGAGGCGAGTCGGTACGCCCCGTACTGCTTGATGTCTCGCAGGATGCTCACTCTCGGTTCCTCTCGTCACGGGTGCGGTGTTGCACCCAGTGGGAGCCGGGGACTCGAACCCCGGTGTCTGCCGGTCTCCCTTGCGGACAGTGCGAAGGTACCACACTGTGCGCAGGTTGCACAACTCAGCCGTACCGAACCTCATCGAAGCAGGCGACCTGGATGATCACGTCAGCCGCTCCTGCGTCGATGTGTCCCGTGTCGATGCCGTCGCGCTCCGTCCGGTCTCGCCAGGAGTCCAGGATGTAGCCGTGCAGCTCGCGGTTCACGTACCGCTGGTCAAGGTCCAGCAGTCGGGCGTACGCCGCTCGGACCTCGTCCTTGCTGAGGTAGAACACCTCCTCGACCTCCCGGTCGTCGCCGACCCAGGTGTCGTGCTCGCCCTCCACGATGGTGTAGTCCTCGCCCTCGGGCAGGGCCTCGAACTCGGCGTCGCTCGGCTGGATCGCCCAGTACGTGATCCCGCCGTAGCTCGCGGTGTCCACGATGTCCTGGACGTTCTCGTCGGTCAGGGTGTTCGCGATCTTCTGGTAGTCCACGATCAGTTCCTCTCGGGGATCAGGCAGCGACCGGCAGGGCGGCCTTGTTGGCGCGGATCTGCTTGCGACGCAGGGTCTCCGCCTTGTCCTTGCGACGCGAGTCGCGCTTGACGGAGCGGGTCTCGGTGTCACGGATCTTGCGCACGGTGGTCCTCCTCGGACTCTGTAGGGACGGACACTCCTCCGGTGTCCAGTGGGTGCCAGGGACTCGAACCCTGGTGTGTGCCGCTCACCCTTGCGGTCAGGCCGCGATGATGATCACGAACAGTTCGAGCTGGTCGGGGTTGTACCCGAGGTAGTTCCAGCGGTAGACCTCAGTCGCCCGCTCCAGGAAGTAGGCGTCCCGGTACTCGGCGTAGATCTCGGCGACGCTCTCCCAGCTCACCTCAGCGTTCGGCTCGTACCCGAACAGGTCGGACAGGGCGGAGTCCTGGAAGATCCGGTTCTGGATCTCCGTCGCCTCCTCCAGGGTGTCGTCTGCGTAGTCGTTCGAGGCAGCGTCCAGCGCCTCGGAGACGTTCGACTCGAACCGCTCCCACTCGCGCTCGGAGTAGTCGGACTCATCCACGATGGGGTAGTCCTTCAGGCCCTCCTGGATCTCCACCGCCTCGATGAACGCGGCCGTGAAGTCTCGCGGGTAGTCCTCGAACTCGATGCGCAGCAGCTCCGCCAGGAAGGCACCCTCCAGGGCCTCCCGGTGCTCTCCGCAGTACCCCTCGGAGTCGTACGAGGCGAGCGTGTAGGTAGCCAGGTACTCGGACTCCTCCTCGCACCCGATCGTGGCGCACTCGGGCCGGGTCTCGTACACCTGCACCCAGACCTGGGAGATGCTGCCGACCAGCCAGTGACCGGCCGACCCCTCGAAGACGTGCTCGTCCTCGGTTGCGGCACCCTCGATCAGGGCCTTCGCGCTGTGGTAGTTGGACTCCTCCAGGATGTCGTCACCCCGGTCCGCCCAGCCGATCACGGGGGCGTGAGTCGTGTAGCACCGGTCATCCCAGAAGGCAGCGTCACTCGGACGCTCCAGGGCGTTGTCGGCGTACTCCTGCACGGTGTCGATGTCGACGTTCACGGTGTTCTCCTCCGGAGCCCAGACAGGCCCCTTGCAGTAGGTGCACTTCTCCGCAGCGTCGCCGGAGTTCGTCTCCCGCTCGTAGGAGCTGAAGTCGACGCAGGTCCAGCATCGGAAGTCGCTGCCTCGCACTACTCCGCCGATCATGCTGCGGTCCTCTCAGGAAGGCTCACCCCCGATGGGGAGCCGAGTGCGCGCCTGGGACTCGAACCCAGGTGTCTGCCGGTCGCGCTGCACTGCGAAGGTAGCACACTCAGTGTGCAGGTGTCACGAGGTCTCGCGGAAGCCGTCGAAGCAGTGGATGTACGACGTGTCTCCGACCTTGGCGTAGCAGAGTCGGTGACCCCACACCACGCCCCAGTAGTCCCATCCGGCCTTCTTCTTGGCCAGGACGAACGCCTTGCGCTTCACCGGGTCGTTCAGCTTGGGGTCGAGGTACGTGACCTTCCCGGCCTTGTCGACCCAGTACGAGTAACCCTCTCCGTTACCCATGCGTCCCGCGTCCCAGAAGCAGTTCTTCGACTCAGAGTCGTCGTCCGGGCACGGAGTGGTAGGCAGCTTGGGCGCAACGGCGACCGCCTTCGGCGGAACCGGCTGCGGAGCAGCCGCTGCGTTGCGCTCCGTCGAGTCGACCACCGCACCCGCCAGGGCGAGGATGGCGAACCCGATCATCAGGCGCTTGAACCACTTCTTCATCTTGCACTCCTCCTGTGTTCTTCGGGTGTGCCCCAGTACCAGGGGCACCCCTTGCATCGTGCTGGGAACCGGTAGCTGACTACCGGCGTGATCACTTGGCGAAGCGAGCCGACAGGGCACGCAGGTCGTTGCGGCGAAGGCCAGCGTTGATCGCGGCAGCCCTCTTGCCAGCGGCGATGGACTGGGCGGTCTTGGCGAGGGTGACAGACATGGTGATTCCTCTCATCGGGAGTCCCCGTGTGGGACTCAGTGCGTGCCAGGGACTCGAACCCTGGGGTCTGCCAGTCACGCTCGCATCTCTGCGAAGGTTACACACTTAGCGCCATGAACACAACGTCGGGTTCCCCCGGCGTCCAGTTCGGGACGCGCTCGGTCTCGGCGAAGCCGAACCGCTTGTAGTACGTCGGCAGGAAGCCGTCGAAGCAGTCCAGCTTGTCCGCACCGTGGTGCAGGATGGCGCTCCAGATCAGGGACTCACCCCGACCCTTGACCAGGCTGAACACACCAACCAGGGTGCCATCACCGGCCACGCCGTACCCGCTCTGAGCATCTTCCGTGAGGAAGAAGCTGTACGAGCTGGGCATCTCGTCCGGGCTGGAAGTCGCATCGGCGATGCGCTGGCTCACACTGCGAGCGTGACGCATGGCAACGGCGAAGGTGTTCCAGTCCACGGGCTTGACGTCGATCATCGGGATCTCCTCTGCGAAGGTTGCACACGTGGTGTGTGCAGTGCCTCCCGGTGCCTTCGATGCGTACGGCCTACCCCGTAGGGGTTACCGTCCGGGAGGCTTCCCGATCGTGCAAGTTCCACTGTTGAGTTCTCAAGGAGCGTGTGCTGCCTTTGTACTACCCGTCTCCGGGGTTCCTCCGGGCCGTTCCGTTCTGTGTTGCCTTCACTCTACCAGACTCACTCGGCGGTGTCAACTCTTCGCTACCGACTCGGTGTCTTGGCTGTGCTGGCTTGCGACGTTGTGGGGAAGGCTGTTACCCGAGATCCCGGTTCATGAAGCGCCCGGTTCCTCGTTGGCGCTCACCCGTTCCCTTGTCGCTTGCTTGCGTTGCCAAGGTAGCACACCCTGTCTCGCTGTGTCAAGCTGACCCGCTGTTGAGTTGGTGAAGATCGAGCACTCTGTGGTGCGTGGTTCCCACTGTACCCGAAGGTGTGTGGGTTGTGCAAGTCCCGGTGACCCGGTGTCTTGCGGCGTCCCGTCCTGGCGACAGACAGAACATTGCCACACGTTCACACCCGATGTCAAGCCGAGCTGTGTTCGCCCTGGTCAGACGCCGTGTGCGCCCGTCTCGCGGCCGTTCGGCGCGGCCCTGGACAGGTTGCCCAAGGGGAAGGCAGGGGCGCGCGAGAGTAGCCGTTCTGTGCGCTGTGCGCAAGCCTGCCGAGCGACGCGCGAGGGTACGCGACGACGCGACGCGACGCAACGTGACGTGCGACACCTTGACAGACCTGGGGAGGGTGGGGTATGACCCCCGTGCGCGCGAGCCCGCACCGGCCAGTGAT